GCGCCCACACGGCGCGCCTCCTACCCTAGCACCTCTCCCTGTCTTTGGTGCTCGCGGACCTCCGACCGCGCGGCGCTGCCCTGTCGGACATGGCTGTAGTAGGATTTTGTACACAAGCCAAGACAGGCATAATCGCCTTCGAGCGGATCAAGCGTGAGTTCGCCAAGCAATGCGTCGACGACTGCCTGCGGCGATTGACGCACGCGCTCGCCGCTCGCCAGCGTCACGCGCAATTCCGACGTCATTTCCGCTTTGCCCTTGCGCCTCAAGACGCGCTCGACCTTCATCTCGCCAAGGTCGAGTTCGCACACCGCTTCTTCGCTGCCCTTGCGGATGGGCTCCGGGCCGGCGACCGCACGCCCTTTAAGCGCGATCCAGATCGCGTCGAGCGTCGACGTCTTGCCTTGGCCGTTCTTGCCGGCGATGCGCACCAGCGGGCTGCCGGGTTCGGGCCGAATGGTGACGGCGTTGATGCGCTTAAGTCCCTTCGCGCGCAGTTCGATGATATGCATCGGTGCAATTCTCCAGCGAGTCGGTGACCATAAACGGGTACGCCGCTGACGCCGTCAACCTCGCCCGCCATCTTCTTTCAGACGATGCTCAACAATCGCTGTTGAAAACTTGCCATCGGGGACAAGTGAAAAACCTGTCTCTGTCCCCACCTGTCCCCTGTCCCCGATTTGCGCAATAAAATTGCTGTCCCCGACCTGTCCCCGACCACTTGTCCCCTCGTTTAATTGATTGATATGACAACGATAATAACGGATTCACCTGCCGATTTCCCTCGCGCGCGCGCGATTCAGAGTCTCCTATAAGAAGATAGGATTCGTTGAAAGGCCGAGTCCGCGCCGTCGCTAGGCCTGACGGCCGCTCCGGCGGTCGGCGAACATTTGTCCGATGGCGGGCACTGCGGTTGACGCCGTCGCCGACGCAGCCTTACGGTCGCCGCTGCGGTGGCAGAATCGGAAAGGATTTGTGATGGCGAACGCGGCGATCTGGACCGACGAACAACTCGGTGTGCTCGTGCGAATGGCGGCCGGCGGCGAGGCCTACGACGCGATTGCGAGGGCTATCCGTCGCGACGGCAACGACGTACTGCGCAAAGCCGCCGAGTTGAAAATCAGGCTGGTCAGGTCTGGCGTGGCGCCGCAGCGAATCGAAGTTCGGCACCGGCCAATTGCCATTCCCGAAGAGGCAGCACCGGTGCCGGTGGCCCGTAGACCGCCCCGCAATCCTGTTGCGGAGGCCGCTGATGCGGCAGACGTCCGAGCCCTGGGGGGGTGCAGCCTGGTATCATATCCGGAGCGCTGGCGCGGCGCGCCGCTCGCGGTGCTGAAACTCGAGCCGGAAGCTTGCCGATGGCCTGTCGGCGACGCCAAGAGCCAGGATTTCCATTTTTGCAGTGCCGAGCGCGTGATACTGCCGCGCCGCGGCGGTGAAACTCAACCCTCGATGGCGCCCTATTGCAGCCACCACCACCGAATCGCAACGGGAGGATAAACGATCCCATGGGACGCAAACCTCGCTCGCCCAAACCGAAAACCGAACCTGCACAAGCCGAACCGGGCCACAATAGCGGCGGCATCACCGACCAGCAGCAGGAAGCGCTGTGGTTCCAGCACCGCGGCCAGCTGGTGAACCTGCAGGGTCAGATCGACGCGCTCGTCGCCAAAAAGCGGAATGTTTACAAATCCCTCAAGGCTAATCTCGGCATCACGAAGACCGAGGCCGATTACGCGATTGGCCTTGCGGACGACGCCGACAACAAGGCGCTCCATTCGCACCGCCGGCGTATGATGCTGGCGCGCTGGGAGAACCACCCGATCGGAACCCAAGCCGACATGTTCGACGACGTCGACCGAACCCCCGGTGTCCAGAAGGCCTACAATGCCGGCAAGAAAGTTGGGTTTCTCGGCGAGCCGTGCAGTCCGCCGCACGATCCGGCAACCGAGCAGGCGCAGCGGTGGATCGCTGGCTGGCAGGACGGACAAGCCGCCAAGCTCGGGAAGGGCATCACGCCCCTCGCAAATGGCACCGATGGACAGGATGTGCGGCCGCGCTCGCTGCAGACCGGTGACACTGCCCCAGGCGTGAATGTGCCACTTGAGACGGGCGACGACCTTTGACTAGCAGCGGCCTTTTCGTCGATCAGGTCATGGCCGCTGACCAGAAGGTCGCGGCCCAAGTTCCCATCGCGAAGCGGCCACCAGATCTCGCCGTCTATCTGCCCGGCGCGCCGCGCGGGAAGGGGCGGCCGCGCTCGCGCATCGCCAAGAGCAAGACCGGCAATCAATTCGTCGCGGTATATACGGATGCCGAAACGCGAAACTACGAGGCTATGCTGCGCTATGGGGGCCAGGAAGCCGCAAAGAAAGCAGGCTTCGCGGGGCCGCTCGATTGTGCGCTGCGCGTGCGCGTGACGGCCGTGTTTGCGGTCCCTGTAAGTTGGTCGAAGCGCGATAAGGCGGCCGCGATTGGCGGCCTGATTCGTCATACGTCAAAGCCTGACTGCGACAATCTGGTGAAGACGCTCGACGCGCTCAACGGCGTGGTGTGGCGCGATGATTCGCTGATCGTCGAAATGGTCATTAGAAAATTTTATGGAGAAGTGCCGGGCCTTCACATCGAGATCTGGCGGTTCACCGGAGGACTCGTGTGAGCGATTCCTTTCATGGACTACCGCGCGGACATTTCAAAGCCATTCTCTGTGACCCGCCGTGGCGCTTTGCGACGTGGAATAATCAAACGGCGATCCCGCAGCATAGAGGATCCAACCATAGTTCAGCGTCGCACTTCGAAACGATGACAACGAGAGATTTGGAGCGTCTTCCGGTCGAAAACTTGGCCGCCAAAGATTGTGCTCTATTTTTGTGGGCTACTTGGCCGATGCTCAATGAAGCGCTCGAAGTCATCAAGGCATGGCGATTCGAATATAAAACCTGCGCTTTCGATTGGATGAAAGCGCACGTCGGTCAGATCGATCTTTTCCGCGACGAAGGCGATGCCTTGATGGGCATGGGATATTGGACGCGGGCCAACAGCGAGCCTTGTCTGCTCGCGACGCGCGGAAAACCTAAACGACTTAGTGCCGCCGTTCGCATGGGGATTATCGAGCCGCGCCGCGAACATTCGCGAAAACCAGAATGCGTTCATGATCGCATCCAAAGTCTTGTCGCTGGGCCCTATCTCGAATTGTTTGCCCGGCAATCGCGCCACGGCTGGACGACATGGGGAAACGAAGCGACCAAGTTCGACCGAAAGGCCGGCGTTGTTGACGCCGCGCGCGAGTTACCAATGAATCCTGTCCCGTAACGCGGGGCGGAAATGGCGCGGCGATTCCCGGATTATTTCCTTGAAGAATTAAAGCGCGCGCTCAAGCCGTCCGTGGTTGTCGGCAAATACCGGCAACTACGTCGGGAAGGCCGGGAATACGTCGACAAGGCCAACCCGTCGTTTCACGTCAACGATCAGAAGAACTTCATCAAGGACTTCGGGGCGGGCGGCGGCAAAGCCTGCGACATCATCGAATTTGTGATGCAGGAAACCGGCTGCGATTTCAGCCAAGCGGTCGAAGAACTTGCGCACATGGCCGGATTGTCGCTGCCAAAGGAATCATCTGCGCGCTCGCCAGCGCCGGTCAAAAATGAACCCGGACCGCCGCCTGATGAGGGCGGCGACCCGGGATATGCCATCGCAACGCAGACGCAAACCTCTCCGCAGCCGGAAGGGGGCGGCGGCTTAACGGATCGCCAACGAATCGTCAAGACGTATCCATACGTGGACGCCGATGGCGGGACGATCTTCGAAGTGTGCCGACTGGAATGGCTGAAAGACGGCAGGCGCATGAAGTCGTTCCGGCAGCGCCGCCCGGCGCCCGGCCGACCTGGCCGCTGGCTGTGGGGTCTTGAGGCGGGCACATACATTCGGCCACGATGGTCGCCGGATACATTCTCGCTCGCGAATGAAGACCGCAAGAATTGGGATGTCGCCGAGCGGATCGAGATCGAGGATGCCGCGCCGCGGGTGCTCTATCGGCTCGACGAATTGTCGGTCGAACTCGCGCAGCCGATCGAGGACCGACGCACCATTTGGGTGCCTGAGGGTGAAAAAGATACGGATACGCTTGCCGAGTGGGGGCTGTGCGGCACCTGCGTTCCCGGCGGCGCCAAGAACTTCGAGCCATGGCAGGCTGACATGCTCGCCGGCTGCGACGTCGTCATTCCCATGGATAACGATGCGGCTGGCCGCAAGGCCGCGCACGGAAAGGCGGCGGCGCTCCGCGGGAAGGCCGCACGCATTCGTGTGATCGACTTCCGTTTGCACTGGCTGGCATGCCCGGAAAAGGGCGACGTGACGGATTGGCGCGATCACGCCGGCGGCAATGCCGCGAAGCTTCTCGCCATCCTCGACAAAACGCCGGATTGGACACCCGAACCGCCCGAGTCGGTGTTCAGCGCCATCCGCTTCGTCGACGTCGATCGTCCCGGACGCGAGCTCGAATGGTTGATAAAGGGCGTGCTCACACGTGGTGAGGTATCGATCTGGTGGGGTCCCCCAGGATGCGGCAAAAGTTTCCTCATAATCGACGCTGGCTTCGCGATTGCGCGCGGGGGCACTTGGTTCGGCCAGCGCGTCAAGCAGGGCCTCGTCGTCTACCAGGCCGGCGAGGGCGGCCTCGGCATCAAGCGCCGCATCCGCGCCTATCGGCAGCGCCACCACGTCGACGCGCTCGACAACCTGCCCTTCGTGCTCCTGCCGAAGCCAGTGAATCTTTACGTCGACGATGCTGACACGAAGAAAATCGTCGAGGAAATCAAGCAGTGGGCGGCCTATTACGATAGCCCGCTCGAACTCGTGGTGATCGACACATTCAGCGCAGCGTCGACCGGCGCCAATGAAAATGCGAGCGAAGACGTCGGCCGCGTGCAGCAGCGCTGCCGTTACATCGCCGGCGAGACCGGCGCGCACGTCGCGCTCGTGCATCACACACCCAAGGCGGGCGGATCCCCGCGTGGCTGGGGCGGCTTTACCGGCAACGTCGACAACTCGATCGAGGTCATGCTCACGGAGCAGATGAACTCGCACGTGCGCTCGGATGGCACCACGCTGCGCCGACCGATCCACCAATTCTGGATCCGCAAGCAGAAGGACGAAAAGCAAAACGAGCACTGGAATTTCGTGCTGCCGCAGGTCCGCCTCGGGACGGATGCGGACGGTGATCCGATCACGTCCTGCGTCGTTGAAGAAGTAGTCGACCGCATCACCGGGCCGCGCGCCGTGGTGCCGCCAGGCTATCTCGTGCCGAAGGGGCCCAACACTGTCCCGGTGCTCAACGCGCTCATCAGCGCCATTATCCGCCTTGGCCGGCAGCCTCCTAAGGAAATCGGGGCACCTGATTGGACGCGCGCGGTCACAGTGACCGAGTGGCGCGGCGCCTTGATGAAGCAGCTCGATGCCGGCGAGCAGCCGGGCACCAAGGAATACAAAACCCTCAAGGAGCGCGTCGACAAGGCGATCGAGCGCACCTATGGGGCGGCGCGCTGGGACGATCCGAAGGGCGCCAACAATATTATCGTGAAGTCGGGTGAGTGGATCTGGCGGACGTCGCGCATGGTACACGGCGTCGACGAGCCGCCGGCCCCGCCGTTGCCGGCCGAAAAGCCGGCCGGTCCGCTTTTGGGCGATGCCGACATGATTCCGTTCGGCAACCGATAAATTGTATTGACAATGGCGCGTAAATTACTATTCTCGCGGTCGTCACTTGGGCCTTCTGGCCCGCCCTCACAGAGGAGAACGACGCACATGGACAAATTCCAAGCCGAATGCCTGCTCGAAGATGCGGTCCGCGAAGCGCGCGACGGTCGCTGCTACGAATGCCAGCACTGCGGCCGCACAGCGCCTTGGTGGGAAAAGGCCGAAGACATCGACCATCAAATTACCTGCGATGTGCTGCGCGCGCGAGCGGTCTTGGTTGACGGCGAGCGCGTCAAGCACAAGAACGATGATCGGCACGTAGGGCGCGTTGGGGTGGTGCTTTTCACTCCGGCGGGATGGATCGCCGAGGTCAAATGGGGCGGTATGACGTCGACCGAGGACGTGTGCGATTTACAGGTGCAATCGTGAGGACAACTCGGGATATGTCGCGCAGGGAGTTGAGGACGATCACCGGCGACTTTCGTCACCTCAGCGATACGGCACGCGACATTGCGATCATGGCCGGCTGGCGCGCTGGCAAGAATACTCGTGAAATTGCCATTGCCATGGGTCTCAAGGAGTGGGAGGTCTCTTTTCGGCTTCCGAGGCTGATCGCAAATCGGAAGGCGATACAGCATCGGTCGGCCTCAGGAGAATAGAGCGGCTCTTAACGTCTTCCCCTGCCTGAAGGGAGGGGATTTCTTCAGCAAGAGGACGACGTTCCGCCCCGGCAAAGCAACAGATTCCGAGCCGCGTTGACATCGCGATCGTGCGAAGCACCACAGTCAAAGCAGTCCCAATGCCTTATTCCAAGACCTGCGATACCTTTAGGGCCGCCAACTGCACCGCAGTCGGAACAGGTCTGGGTCGAGAGCCTTTCGCGGACGATTTCGAATGCAACGCCGTGCCTCAAGGCTTTGTAGCGGAGTTGCTCTCGGAACATCGACCAGCCCGCATCAAGCACGGATTTCGCCATCCGCGTCTTGGCAAGCCCGGACGCATTCACGTCGCCGACAATGACACGGCCGTGCTCGCGCACGATCCGCGTCGAGTTCACATGCAGGAAGTGTTTTCTGCAATTCTTGGTCTTGGCGTGCAGCGCCGTAGCGCACCGCTTCTGTCCTCGTTGCTGCGCCAGCGCAAGCCGCGCCTCGTGCCGCCGGTAGAACGCCGGCATCTCGATCTTGCGGCCGTCCGACAGCGTGGCAAGGTCTTTCAGCCCGAGGTCGATTGCGACCGCGGCGCCGGTCTTCGTCGCCGATTCAGCAACCTCGATCTGGAGATTGAAGTACCAGCGCCCGCGAGCATCTTCGGCAAAGCACGCGGTCTTGATCTCGGCGTCGGCCGGGATGTTGCGGGAGAACCACAGCCGGTATGTGCGACCAAGAACGACGATCGATCCGCTCGCTTCGTCGATGCGGAAGGCGCGTGGTGCGTTGAACGGTACCCATCCGAGCGTGCCCTTCTTGCGCGATCGCCAGCGCGGACATTGCCGGTGCGTATCGCGCGATTGGACGAACTGCCGGGCGACGGTACCGACCGTGTCGCTGTGGATTCCCAACTCGCCACTGGCACCGGTCATCAGGCGCACGAAATCAAACGTGCTTGGCCATCGCGTATTCGTGCCGCCGTGTCGGCGTCGCTGTGCTTCGCGCTGCGTCGCGCAACAGTAATTCCACGCATAATTCACCGCCCCGGCCATGCGCCGCAGATGCTTGGCGCTGGTCTTATCCTTGACGCGGTAGCGGTAAGTAAGGATCATGCCCCGCAACCTACTTGGTCTGAGGGCACAATGCAAGACATCCGCACCGGCCGTTACGTCGTTTATAGCATCCACGCGCATTTGGTCTTTGTCACGAAATACCGCCGCGACGTGCTATCGGCGCTGGCGATCGAAGACCTGCGCAGAATCTTCGCCAAGGTATGTCGCGATTTCGGCGCTGAACTGAAGGAATGCAACGGCGAGGACGATCACGTGCATCTGTTGGTGTTCTATCCGCCGAAGGTCGCGCTCTCGAAACTAGTCAATAGCCTAAAGGGCGTATCCAGTCGGCTTTTGCGCGAGGAAAGGCCGGAAATCACCGGCCGCTACAAGACCGGCGTCCTGTGGTCGCCGTCCTACTTCGCCGCTTCGTGCGGCGGAGCACCGCTCTCGGTCATTGCCGAGTACATCAAATCTCAAAGGGAGGCGCCGCTTCCTCCCCGTCCTGAAGGACGGGGTTTCTGCGGCGCAAAAAGACGATGAGTGGGATGGTGTGTGGCGCCTTTTGGGCGCTCGTCGAGTTGCTGGCTCTTGGGGCCTTCCTGGCATTCCTGTTCACCCTCGGCGCGTGGTTGTCGGGCGCGCTGTGACGGGCGACGATCTGCGTGAATTACGCCGAGGCGCCGGTCTGACGGCTGTCGACGTCGCCTTTCTGGTCGGCGCGGGGTCTTCTGGCGGCAACGGAAGCACCATGCGCCGGAAGATCGCTCGGCTGGAGGGCCTGCGCGGGAAAGTACTTCCGAGCTATGCCCTCATCAACTTGCGCCGAGCGGTCGCACAGGACGAAACATTGCGCTTGCGTCTCTCGGGGACAAGCCAGGGACGCCATATATTGCGGCGTTTGGCCGCCAACTTGCCAATCTAGTACAAGATATTGACGCATCGTCACAAAGCACATAATGCTGCAGCAGGGGACAGAGCCGGGGACAAGCCGGGGACAGCCCATGAACAGCAGCATTGATGCCGCCATACTTGCGAACTTCCGCGCGCATCGCACGACGTCGCAAATCGCACGTACGCTTGGCCTTGCGGAGCGGGTGGTCGCCGACCGGTTGCGGGAACTGCTCGAACGATGCCCGGCAGAGCGCCGACGTATAGCCCGCCGAGCGCTGCGCCTTGTCGAGCGTCGCATGGGTGTAAAGGCCACCAAGGTCGCCTGATCCCCGCGTTTCACGTGAAACACCTTGCTTGCGCGCCGGCGCTCGCGCTTCTACAAGCCGAGCGGAACGGAGGACAGGCGCATGGCTAAAGCGGCGGCCGCAAAGGCAAAAGCGAAACGCGACAACCGAAAGCCGCGTTCTGTCAAGAAAAATGCCATGCCTGTAAACGCTCCTTCGGCGCCCGCAGCACCGCCCCCTGAACCTCGCGTGACACCCCAGCCTGGCATTTGGCCGGCCGACCAAGTTGAGCGCCGCGCCGTGCGCGATTTGCTCGCTTACCCACGCAATGCGCGTACACACTCGCCCGAGCAGGTGGCACAACTCGTCGCCAGCATGCGCGAGTTTGGATGGACGACGCCGCTCCTCGTCGACGAGCAAGGCGTCATCATCGCGGGCCACGGTCGCTTGATGGCCGCTCACCAGCTTGGCGTCACGGAAGTGCCGGCCATGGTCGCGCGGGGCTGGAGCGATGACCAGAAGCGCGCTTACCGCATTGCCGACAACGCTATTCCGCTCAATGCCGGCTGGGATCAGGACGCGCTGCGGATCGAGTTGCATGAACTCAAGGCGAGCGACTATGATCTCGCATTGACCGGCTTCGGCGATGTCCAGCTTGTGCAGTTCATGGCGATGCCGCCTACAGCACGCAATCCAGATGCGGCCCCTGAACCTCCTGGGAATCCAGTCACCAAGACAGGCGATATCTGGCTGCTCGGCAAGCACCGCCTACTTTGCGGCGATGCCACCGACGGCGAACAGGTCAAGGCGCTGTACGCCAATCACCGGCCGCACCTGATGGTTACCGATCCGCCCTATGGCGTCGATTACGATGCCGATTGGCGCAGTGCTTTCGTTCACTTCGTCGGGGACGTCGTTTACGCCTGGCATGCCGACCGGCATGCCAGTTTGGTGCAGGATAGTCTCCACGCATGTGATTTTGAAATGAGGTGCCAAATCATATGGGCAAAAGAACGCTTCGTCATTTCCAGAGGGGATTATCATTGGCAGCATGAGCCGTGTTGGTATGCCGTACGCAAAGGAAAACCCGGACAGTGGAGCGGTGATCGCTCGCAAAGCACCCTTTGGACCATCGCTCATGTCAAAAGCGAAACGGGGCATAGCACGCAAAAGCCCATCGAATGCATGAAACGCCCGATCGAGAACAATAGCCGCGTCGGCGATGCCGTTTATGATCCGTTCGTGGGATCCGGAACGACGATCATCGCCTCCGAACTCACCGGTCGGGTGGCGCTCGCTATGGAAATTGACCCAATCTACTGCGACGTAGTTGTGCTGCGCTGGCAGACATACGCCAAGGGCGAAGCACGGCTTGAGGCCACAGGTCAGACCTTCACCGAGGTGGCCGCCAAGCGGCTGCCAAAAGAAAAGGGCACCGGCCAAGGCCAGCGCCCTGCTGTGGGCGCCTCCGCGCCATGATCACTTGCCCTCCGGCGTGCCGTAGTAGCGCGTCGGCTCACCTTTGACCTTCTCCTTGCGCAGCTTGAGGCCGACCGCTCTCGCCTGCGCCGGTACGCTCACCGCAGGCCAGCCGGTGGTCTTGAGAATCTCAGCAGTCGTGCAGCCGCTCTTGCGCTGGAGCAATTCGCCAATGAGGGCAGTCTTGGTCTTACCGCCATTGAGTGCCCGCTTCGTGGCGGTGGCCTTCGCCTTCGTCTTCGGCATAGTGATCTCTCTGTCAGGGCCAATTCGCCGCTTATCACGGGCTACCCTTGCGTCACGCGCCTGATTGGTTTCCGGTGTCCGAACCAAGCAAGCCGGAATGTCGAGGCCATCGCCGACTGGTTTAGCAGGGCCGCCGCCTGCGAAAGCAGGGGCAGGAATAGCCTCAAGCGGTGCGGTCGCTAGGGGTACAGCGGCCTGATTGATGGCCTCTCCACGGCCTTCCTCGGCGGTTCTGGCGGCAAGTGGCGGCGAGGCACCGGCGGCAGCATTCAATTTCATCGCGAGCGACAAGGTGCTCGGGCGCTTGCCGCCGTTGGCTTTTGCCTGTGCTTCTGTATCGGGTTTGACAGTGTCGGTCGGCCGCCAAATCCATGCGCCGTCGACCTTCATTGTCTCAAATTCGAACTCGTGTCGGGCGTGCGGTCCGAGCGTGAGCGTCGCTGCTGCCTTGGCATCGGCCTGCCGTTTGAAACGATCCTGTCCCTTCCGGGCAGTCGTAGTCGATAACTTGGCGGTATTGCCAGCGTGAATCGCCATCATGGTGGTCCCCTCCAATCGGGTTGTCGGCATGGTCGCCGTTCAAGGGGCAAGCAAAGATCACCGCCCCTTGGGCTGCGATCAGGCCAATTCCAAATCCGCAATGAGGCAGGGAGCGCGCACGTCATAATCTCCTCTGTGAGGGCGGGCCCATCGGGCCCCGGTTGACAACGTGGAACATATAGCAAAAAGTAGGCGTGTCAATACCAAAGAGCGAAAGGGTTAAATCCCTATGCCCCGGGCCACCGCTTCCTCTCGGACGCTCGCGATCGCCGCCCGCTTGGCGGAAGGCGGGATCAGCTACTCCGCCGTAGGCCGCGAATTCGGCGTCAGCCGACAGCGCGTGGAGACCATAGCCAAGAAGGCCGGTCTGCGTTCCAGCTGTTCCTTGATCGCGTGTGCCGAGCGCCGCGCCCGTCGCGAGCAAAGCAAGCGCGCTGCCCGCGCGCGCGCGGTGAAGCAAATCGAAGCCGTCCGTAAAGCCATCGAAGAACTTGGAATGTCGATCAAAGAAGCTGCCGCCCATCTGCGTATCCCCCATTACACAGTCGCCTATATCGTCCAGAGCCGCGGCTTCCGGTGCCATCGGCAAAGCGGGAACCCAAACTACCGGAAGGAGCCCGTCTGATGTTCAAGCCCGGCGACCGCGTCCGCTGCATCGACGCGGAAAATTCCTTGGCGATCCTCACGGAGGGCGCGGTCTACACCGTGGCCGGACTACGTGGCGGCATCCCGAGGCAGCGGAGACACCGTAATCACGCCTTATGTCCCGACGGCTTGATCCTGCAAGGGATCGCTCTGCCATCGTGGGCGGGATCCTTCGCCGCCGCCCGCTTCGTCCTTATCAATCCGCGGGAAACCTCCATTGAAGTCTTTACGCGCATGCTCGAAGGCGGCTACCGGTAGGTTCATGTAGAGGTCCCTTGCAATCCGTATGCAGTATGATATACACACGGCCGGATGTCAATAGGGCTGCATACATGAAATTTCGCGAAGCGACCGACCAACTATTCAGCCAAATCGAGCACGGCGAGCTTGCCGAAAGGTTGCATGTGTCGATAGCATCTATCAGGCAGGCAAGGTTGAAGCCTGACGCGCTTGCTCATAGAGCACCGCCCAAAGACTGGGAGCAAGCAGTAGTGAGCTTGGCCGAGCAAAGGATTGAACACTATCGAAAGTTGGCGGAAGCGTTGCGAAAAGAAAATAATCAAAACACTATCAGCAGCAAACAGCAGATACGTGGTCGCCCGATAACGGAGTGCCGCGCGATTTGATTATTTGATTCTGCCCCTGTAAATTTCAAAAATGCCCCGGGGTGGAAGGCGAGAAGGTGCAGGCCGGCCGCGAAAGACGCGCCCCAAGCGCGTGCAGGATGCGCTCGAGCGCGGCGCTACGATTCAGGCCGCAAGCCGCAAAGCTGACAAGAAGCAGGCGGTGCAGGTGCTCGAGGATTTCATGTTGCTGTGCGCTGGCATGGCGGCTTACTTTCAACCGCGCCCGCCAACGGCCGCCGAGCAGAATCCCAATGCGGATGAAGGCAAATTCCTCGATTACATGGAGCGCGCATGCGACTATGCGATCGGGCTAGCGCGCTATCAGTCGCCCAGCTTCAAGGCGGTGCTCGCAACCATCCTGACCCCTGGACAGCCCGCTATGGCCGTAGGCGGGGAGCTACCCCAGCTTCCCGTCCCTGAAACGCACCGGCAGTCCGCTAATGCGCAGGGCGAAGGCGCCAAGGTGATTGATCTGCGCCCTGACGAGGCAGAGCTCGCCCGGGTCTACCAGCGCATCGTGGGCGCAACCCGCGTTGCTTGACGTCGTTCGCCCGCGGCTGAACTTCCGCAATCCAGACTATGGCAAGATCTTCCGCGAGCGCCTACTCGCCCTCGACAACATCCGGCGCGACCCGGGTTGCCTGCCGGACCTGCGGGCTTATTATCGCGATAACGTCCCCGACTTCATTTCGGATTGGGGGATCACCTTCGAGCCGCGCAACGTTGAAATCGGCAAGCCATCGATCGTGCCGATGGTGCTCTTTGATAAACAACGCGAATTCATAGAATGGATCGTCTGGCACTGGAAAGACCAGACGCCAGGCTTGGCCGAGAAGTCGCGCGATGTGGGCGCGACGTGGTGTGCAGTCGCGACCGGCTGCGCACTTTGCATCTTTTACGAGGGCTTCGCCGTCGGCGTGGGCTCTCGTAAGGGCGAGTACGTCGACAAAATCGGCACCATGAAGCCGATCCTGCCCAAGGCGCGTATGTTCATGCGCAACCTTCCGGTCGAGTTCCGGGCTGGCTGGGAAGAGTGGCGCGACGCGCCGTACATGCGCCTGAACTTCCCGGACACCGGCTCACTGATGACCGGCGAGGCTGGTGATGCCATTGGCCGCGGGGATCGGACGTCGATCTATTTCGTGGACGAAGCTGCTCATTTGGAGCGGCCGCGCAGCGTCGACGCCTCCTTGTCGATGACCACGAACTGCCGCATCGACATGTCTTCGGTCAACACGATGAACAACCCGTTTGCCGAAAAACGGTGGAGCGGCAAGGTCGACGTTTTCGTATTCGACTGGCGCGACGATCCGCGCAAGGACGAGGCTTGGTACAAAAAGAAATGTGAAGAACTCGATCCAGTCGTCGTCGCCCAAGAGATCGATCGCGACTATCAGGCCTCTGCGACCGGCGTCATCATCCCGGCCGATTGGGCGCGCGCGTGCCTGGACGCGGCCGCAAAGCTCGGCGTCGAGATCACGGGCGAGCGGTCGATTGCCCTCGACGTCGCGGACGAAGGCATTGACAAGAACGCGATCGTTGGCGGCAAGGGCATCGAAGTCTCGATCGCCATGGAATGGAGCGGCAAGGGAAGCGACATCCTCGAGACCACCCAGCACGCCTTCAATGTGGCCGACCAGTTCGACATCCGGCGCGTGCGTTACGACGCCGACGGCATCGGCGCCGGTGTGCGCGGCGACGCGCGCTCGATCAACGAAAAGCGCCGCTCGCTCAAGGCGCACGAGAAGGACTTCGAGCCGTTCCGTGGCAGCGAAGCGGTGGTCGACCCGGAAGGCATCGTCGACGGCACAATCGGCAGCGACGGCGACAAGGGCCGCACAAACGAGGATTACTTCGCCAACCGCAAGGCGCAGGGTTGGTGGTCGTTGCGCCGGCGATGCGAGCGCACGTGGCGATGGATAACCAAGGGCAACAAATGCGATCCCGACGCCATCCTCTCGATCAACACGAAAGAATGCAAGAACTGGCAAAAGCTGGTCACCGAAATGAGCCAGCCGACGTACAAGCCGAACGAAATAGGGAAACTGGTCGTCAACAAGAAACCGGACGGGATGAAGTCGCCGAACCTTGGTGACGGGCTGATGATGCGCTACGCGCCCGGCGCCCCGCGGCCGGTACGGTTTACGCCCGATTTGCTGTCGCGACTGCGTGGCATCCCGCGCCGGCGGAGTTGACGGGGCGCGGCGACCGCCACTCTTTTGCGCCGCTGACACACTTGCCACGATCTTGAAAAACTTGGAAACAATCAAGTGGCCTTTTTCAAGCGAGGGACAGCATGAGCGGCAATGGTCACGGCGGCGCGCGGCGCGGGTCAGGCCGCAAGAAACTGACCGCCATCGAAGGCGGCAAGCCAGCACCGGCTATTCCAGCCGAGCCGAAGAAGCCCGCGACCGCCCGAATCCTCGACATGGCGGCCTGGGCGCAAATTATCGAAGCCAGCCGCGACCGCGCCAGCGCTTCTGCTCGCCGCCCACGAACGCCCGAGTGGAATCCATTCCAGTGCGAGAAGCAGCGCGAATTGCACCCACCGATGGCGCGCCCGAAGGATCCCGCGAAGCTGATGGCGAACGACAGCGCGCTCGTGTCGACCAATGGCTGGAACGCACAGCAATGGAGCGCCGGCGGCGTCTTTTCGAACTTCGCCAGCGAAGGCCTGCTGTTCGTCGGATACCCGTACTTGGCCGAGCTCGCGCAGCGCCCAGAGTATCGGCTGCTGTCCGAAATTCGCGCCGAGGAATCGACCCGCAAGTGGATCAAATATGTCGGCAATGAAAAAGACGACAGAGCCGCGAATCGCACCGATGCCCGCATCAAGGAATTGAAGGATTACGCTGAACACCTGCAGGTCCGCCGATGGTTCAAGGACTTCGACGCGCAGGACAGCTTCTTCGGGCGCTCGCACATTTTCATCGATCTCGGGGCGGGTCTTGACCAAGTCAGCAATCCCGAGCTCAAGACGCCGATCGGCCACGGACGCGATCAATTCACCGACGCCGCGATCAAGGAAGGCAAACTCGGCAAAGGCTGCCTCAAGGGTCTGCGCACCATCGAACCGATATGGGCCTACCCGACGACCTACAACGCAGTGAACCCGCTGTTGCCGAGTTGGTACGATCCGCAAGTCTGGTATGTGATGGGGACCGAGATCCACGCCACGCGCCTACTGACCGGCATCAGCCGGCCCGTGCCGGATATCCTCAAGCCAGCCTATAGCTTCGGCGGTTTGTCGATGTCGCAGATGGCGCAGCCTTACGTCCAAATCTGGCTTGATACGCGCGCGGCCGTGGGTCAAATCGTCACAAATTACTCAATCATCGTTCTGCTGACCGATTTGCAGACGCTTATTCAGCCTGGCGGCGCCGATCTGATCGGGCGGGCGGAAGGCTTCAACGCGCTGCGTGGCAACCAGGGCCTCTTCATGGCCAACAAGGCGACCGAGGACGTCAAGAACGTCGTCACGTCGCTGGCGGGTCTGCACGAACTCCAATCGCAGGCCCAGGAACACCTATGCAGTGTCGCGCGCATTCCGGGCACGAAGTTCACCGGCTTGCAGCCGCAGGGCTTCAATGCCACGGCTGAGGGCGAGATGCGCGCCTTCGAGGAAACGATCCACGGCCATCAGGAGGACTTTCATCGTCCGCGGCTTACGCCAGTGATCGACCTGATGATGATCTCGCTGTGGGGCGAGCGCGACGACGACATCACTTTCGAGTTCTTGCCGTTGCAGGAAATGAGCGAGAAGGAGCGCAACGAAATGCGCAAGGTGGACGCCGAGGCGGATGGGCAAGACATCGACCGCGGCGTCATCAGCCCGGAGGAGCGCCGGCGCAAGATCGCGGCTGATCCGGATTCGGGCTACAACGATATCAACCCGAACGACGTGCCCGACTTACTTGAGGAAGAGGAAGAAGGTCTCGAGCCCGAGAAAGGGCGACCGCAGCCGGTCGCGGGCAAGGGGAAGGGCGGAAAAGAGGCGGCAAGCAAGGGCGGCGCCGAGGATGTATCATTTGACGATGCGGCGCTTAATCGCGCGCTGGGCCGCGGCGCGGTTAACACGAAGGACCAAGGGGCCAACCTTGAACAGCTGGAGACGAGGAATGAATGATATCGCCGTAACTCTTGGACTTCATCGCCAAACAAAGGTGTAAGGATGAACAAACACCACGCCGCCCACTACGTCATCGCCATGCTGCTCGCGGCCATTTCGGTGGTCGCTCTCGTCACCGTATGGCGCTTGCCAGCGCCAACCCATACGCATAGCTTCGGCTTCGGCGAAGCGGTGCCCAAGTGAATGGCGCAAATGGCGCGACTTGGTTGAAGCAACATGACGAATGAACAGAGGACTTGGCTTGTAGCTCACCCGGCCCACGAAGCGGTCGGTACGGGGCGCATCTATTCGCAGACCGGCTGGCTGCGCACGGACGGGACGTTCATTCCAGACCGTCCGGGCTCTCGCCCGAGTGGCGTGCTTGTCGGCGCCTTCCGCGTCGGCATTCGTAAGGTGCCGAGCGATCACTTTCCGCAGGGACCCAGCAGGTGACATGCGCGCGCTCCGCAAGGGCGAGAAGGCGCTGCCGCCGGTCCTAGCGAGTGCGGCGATCCAAGTTGCCTATAAGCGCGCGCTGTTCCAACTCACCGACGAAATGGCGAAGTCCTACGCGCGTCTGCTCAAGGCGCAGTATCGCGAGACTCCGCCGCGCATCGCCGATCTCGCCATGGATCGCACGCCGGCGGATATGCTGGCCGACGAACTCAAGAAGCTCGGCAAACGCTGGCTGAAACGCTTTAACCAAGCTGCGCCGAAACTCGCCAACTGGTTCGCCAAGGAAGTCGACGATCGCTCGCAGCGCGTTCTCAAGAAGATCCTTCGCGACGCCGGCATCAGCGTCCGTTTCACCATGACGAAGGAAATGCGCGACGTGGCCGACGCCACGGTGCAGGAAAACATCTCGCTGATCCGCTCGATCGCCACGGAGTATCACACCCAGGTCGAAGGCATCGTCATGCGCAGCGTGACGCGCGGGCGCGATCTGGAAGACATGGTCAAGGAACTACAGGGGCGCTTCGGCATCGAGCGTCGGCGGGCTGAACTGATTGCGCTCGACCAGAACAACAAGGCGACTGCAGCGTTCCGGCGCGTGCGCGAACTAGAACTCGGTCTCGACGTCGGGATATGGCTACACTCGCACGCTGGGAAGGATCCGCGGCCCACCCACATCGCGAATCACGGTAAACGGTTCAGCGTCAAGGACGGCTGGTTTGATTCGGACCCGAAGGTGCGACGCGCGATTCTTCCGGGCGAACTCATCCGCTGTCGCTGTTCGTGGCGGCCGGTGGTGAAAGGCTTCACGTGACTATGCGCTCCAGTTAGAAAATGAGCCGACAGCTTGTCCTGATTCCGTCCTATCGCTATCGCCGGCAGATGATGCTCGGCTGCGCCAGCTATTTCGTGCATCTGATGCCCGGCTGGCTGAGCGCGCCATTTGCCCATCAGGTCGGCGTGCCTGCTCAGCCGCGCTACTATCCCAAGGGTTCAATCAATGAGGCCCTATATTTCTTTCGCGAGGCGGTAAAGGCGCTCGGCGGCGAGCCCTTGACGAAGAACACGCGCGAGCTTGCGGCCGCGCAAAAGCGCCTGCGCGCAGCCTTGGCGGCTGCCCCGGTCAACAGCGCCGATTGATCGACCATCCCATCGCGTGCTAAAGCCCGACTCGCGGCGGGAGACGAAAACTCCATGAAAAGCCATCCGAGTGGCCGGCCGGTGCGCTATCAGCAGCGCCCGAAGTCGCGCGAGATACGATGGAATATCCCGCGCGAAAGGTTCGCCTCGCCGGGTCTCAAGCCAACCGTCCCCCTTCCCAATGCCATTGGATTTCATCGGGTAGCCCCAACGGCGGAATGGGGCGGGTCATGGGCGCGGCGAACGCCATGATGATGCCAGCACTTACCACTGTGCCGAATAGCGCCATTCCGCTCACCTACCGCAAGCGGGTGTCGCCGGCCGGCGATGAAAAGTTTTCCGCAGCTGGCATCCTGTTTGTGCTTCCGGATGGCCGTGGCCTTTTCTTGAAGCGCGGGGCCGATTGTGACCACCCGGGCGAGTGGTGCCTGCCTGGCGGCCGTATGGAGCAGGACGAAGACACCCATGAGGCTGCGCGTCGGGAAACGCTTGAGGAAACAGGTCATCTTCCCAAGTGGGAGCTCGCGCCGATCGATCGCACAACGTCGCATGATGGCGTGGATTTCACGACGTTCGGCCAACCGCTCGGTACGGAATTCGACCCGGTTCTGAATGACGAGTACGTCGAGGCAAAGTGGGCGCCGCTGCGCGATCCGCCAAAGCCGCTGCACCCGGGCTTGGCGGCGACATTGGCGAAGTTCCTTGGCGCGGGTGATGCGATCCAAACGCCAGACGACGGCGACGCCATAGATGATGCTGCCGTCGAGGAAGCACTCGCCCAAGCCCAAGGCGGCAGCAATATCGATGCCGCACTGACCGATGACGGCGATCCGGCACTTGAAAGCCTCTTGAATGATTTCAAGATGGCGACAGGCGGCCGCGAACCGAACCAGCAGGAAGACGAGACGCTGCGGATGCAGGCCAAAGGCGCGGTCGGTGACACCGCAGCTCTTGTGCAAGATTCGACGCCGCTGCCGCTGATGCTCGCGCTCGACGAGGCGTCAGTGCGCCAGATTGATGACGATGGCCGCATGCATGTCATGGTCTCAAACATCAGCAAGGCGAACGTCTGCCCGTACCGAGGAAAGGAGATCCCGGGTGCCGAGGCTCTCGGCCTCGAACCCGAGCGCATCTATTTCATGCTGCGCGATCCGGAAGAACTCAAGAAGGCCGCACCGACGCTCAACCGCGTGCAGCTTCTTCGTGAACACACGCCCGTCGATGCCGACGACCACAAGCCCTGGGACGTAGTCGGCGCTATGGGCTCGAGCGCCGAATGGGTTGCGCCCTATGTGCGCAATGATTTCGCGATCTGGTCAGCGAACGATATAGCCGACGTGCAATCCGGCAAGAAAAAGGAACTGTCGGCGGGCTATCACTACGATCCGGACATGACCAGCGGCGAGTTCAACGGCATCCACTATGACGGCGTGATGCGCAATATCCGATTTAATCACGTAGCTCTTGTGGAGGAGGGACGTGTGGGACCCGACGTCGTAGTGCAGGACAGCGTCGACGGCCTGCAATGGTCGGCGATCGAGGCAGCGCTCGACGCGCTGGCCGCCGCATGACGGACGGCACGCCCGGCGAATGCGACATCAAACCTCCGTTGCGGGTCAACGTAAAAGACCTGCGTACGGTGATGGGCCTAAGCCAGATCCAGTTCGCGCGTCGGTTTGGCTTCACGCTGGCGACGCTGCGGCAGTGGGAGCAGGACCGCCGCTTGCCAAGCGCGTCGGCGCGCGCGCTGCTCGCGGTGATCGCCTACAATCCCGGTGTGGTCATCCAAGCGCTGGCGAATTACGTGCAGCCGGTCCCGGAGCAAAGGCGAGTGTGATGCAAGCTGGCCGCATTGATAACGCCACCCGCGTGCTGTTCGCGCCCAGTGACTGGGACAAGGAAAAGCACGGGACCTGTGGCAGTCTCGCTGTCCGTGACGAGAAGACGACCGCCGGTATGGTGATGACGAGCGCATGGTTTCCGACCGAAAGAGAGATCGATCGCATCCGCGCCGGCGCTCCGATTTACCTGAGTATAATCGGAGAGGTGCACCCGCCCGTCTCTATGTCAGTCGGACCGCCGCCGCGCGCGTCCTAACGCGCTGACGCACTATCGCCTTAAAACTTTTTCCGCCATTGATTGCGCCATCACGTGGAATCCCGCGCGGGATTTGGGGATGACGACGCTCGGCGAAGCCCTTCGGGCGAAATACAAGTCTCCCCGTGCGGCCATGGAGGCCCTCGGCCTCGACGCGGCGCTCCTCGGCGCCAGCAAGCAGGAGACGAAGTGCATGCCCGCCACCGCCGTCCGCCCGACCCGCATTGCGGCAATGACCCTCGGATTTACCGCACGCGCCGTTCGGCCGCTGCTGGCGATGGATGCCAAGATCGAGTTGATGCCGATCTTTCAAAACCTGACGACGAAGAATTTCAAGGATCGCAAGCCGGCGATCATCAATGAGCTCAAGGCGCTGCTCAAGGGCAAGACGATCGCCCAAGACGCCGACCTGACGCATGTCGAGCACCTCCTCGGACGCATGGAAAATGCGGCCATGAAGGAGCCGAAGTCGGCCGACGAGTCGGTGAGCGAACCCCAGCACAAGGCGATGGAAGCCGCAGCGCACGGCAACAGCAATCTCGGCATTCCAGAGAATGTCGGTCGCGAGTTCTCGCAGGCGGACAAGGGCAAAGGCTTCGACTCCGAAGCGTTCAGCGCGCACATGCGCGGCAAGGGCTTCGGCGAGGATGCGATCAAGGAAGCATGCGACTACATGGGCATGCACGCCAAGGACGAAATGCCGGGAAATGCGCTCGACGAGAGCGACGAGGAAAAGCGCAAGCGCGAGGAAGACGAGGCCAAAACGAAAAAGGAGAAGGAAGCCGAAGACGCCCGCGCGCGCGACGCTGCCATGCATGGCAAGGACAATAAGGACATGGGCGCCGACAGCAAGAAGTTCCTCACTCAGGATCAGGCCGACCAGGCGATCGCGACCGCCATCAAGGCGAACAACGAACGCCACGCCGGCATCGCCAAGGCGCGCGAGGACGTGCGGCCTTATGTCGGCGATCTCACGATGGCCTTCGACACTGCCGACGGCGTCTACCGCCAGGCCTGCAAGATGCGGGGTATCGCCGATGTCGACGATCTGCCCGGCAAGGCGTGCCTCCTGATTCTCAAGCAGCAGCCGACCGAGGGCGAGCGCCGCGGGGCCAGCGCCTTCGCATTCGATTCCGCCCTCTCCACCGACGCCACGAAGTCGGCGGACCTGCGCAAACAGTTCGGCCTCGACCGCGTCACAGCGATGAAGTGACCCCTCTCACCAGGAGCGACGGACCATGAGTGGCTTCCAGACTCAGGTTTATAATCAAGAAGCCCAGGCGGTCGCGGGCGACTTCGCGTCGATGAACCAATATATGACGCACCCAGCTGGCCCGGGGGGCCTCATCGCTGGCGCGTCGGGCGTCACCATCGGCGCCTTCGCTTGGACGGCGCCGCCGGATGACCCGAACGGTGCCAATCAGATCGTCAACAGCTTCGGCAATGGCGGAAATGTCGCTGGCTTCGTATTGCGCAATCAGCAGGGCCTCAACACGGCCTTCCTAAGCGATGCCGGAATGGTCATCCAGAAGGGCTCGCCCGTCACACTGATGACCGAAGGCGACTACTGGATCGTAAACAATGGCACGACCGAAGCCGTGCCGGGCCAGAAGGCCTATGCCAACTTCTCGAACGGCCTTGCCAGTTTTGCCGCCGCAAACACGCCGTCGACCGGCGCAACGGCGACCGGATCCAGCATCGCGGCCGAGACATTCTCGGTCACAGGCTCGATCGCGAACGATGTGCTGTACGTCACCGTGGTCGGGTCCGGTACCGTCTATCCCGGCGCGACGATCAGCGGCACCGGCATCACGACTGGCACGCAGATCATATCGCAGCTCACCGGCACCACCGGTGGCGTCGGCACGTACCTCGTCAATTACGGCCAGCAGACCGTGGCCTCGACCACCGTGTCGGGAACCTACGGCCTGATGACGATCGGCACGCTCACTTCGACCGCCACCTTCGCGGTCGGCCAGGTCCTCAACGTCAGCGGTGCCGTGGTGGCGAACACCACGATCACTGCCAACGTCACCGGTAGCGGCGGCACGGGTGGGACTATGGTGGTCAGCAACAACACAGTGGTGTCGAGCCAGACCATTTCCTCGGTGAGCAATGTGGAGACGAAATGGTATGCAGTTAGCGCCGCAGTTGCCGGGGGTCTGGTCAAGATTTCGAGTTGGATCGGAACGCAACTGCAAGCGTAACGTCGGCGCGCGCGCAGGAACACAGGAGCCCGACAGCGGGCGAACGGGGAGCACGGACGATGTTGGACCTCGAGCGCAAGATGGCTTTCGACTCGGTCGGCGACGCCCGCGTCGCTTTCCAAGCCATCAAGCAGGATCTGGCGACGAGGGGCATCGTGCTTCCGCCCCAGATGCAGCGATTCCTGACGACACGCGAGATCGAGCAGGACGTGCTCGCGATGGACGCCGCGAGCGGGTTGCCCGGTCCGCTCTCGACCGATCCGAACTCGGCCATTCCGTGGATGCTGACCACCGCGATCGACCCGGAGATCATCCGCGTCATCTTCTCACCGCTGGCCTTCGCCGAGATCCTCGGCGAGCGAAAGGCCGGTGTGTGGACCGAACAGCAGCGCATGTTCCCGATCGTGGAGTCGACGGGTGAAGTCTCCAGCTATGGCGATTTCAACAACAACGGTCGCGCGGGCGCGAACTACAACTATCCGTTCTTCCAGTCGTACCTGTTCCAGAGCATTCTGAAGTACGGTGAACTTGAGATCGATCGCGTCGGCCTCATGAAGATCAATTACGTGTCGGAACTCGGCCTCGCGTGCGCCGACCTGCTCAACCGCTTTCAAAATCTGTCCTATGCGTTCGGCGTGCAGAACCTGCAGAATTACGGGATCCTCAACAATCCGTATCTGTCTGCCGCGCTGACGCCCGCCGTAAAGGCGTGGGGTGGCACAGGATGGTTCGATAACGGATCGCCAGCCGCCACCGCGAACGAAGTCTACAATGACATCATTGCGATAATAACGCAGCTTGTCGCGCAGACCAACGGCGCACTCGACATCAACTCTCCGATGACGCTGGCGTTGAGCCCGAACAGCATGATTGGCATGACGTTCGCAAATTCCTTCGGTGTCTTCGTGAAGGCGCTGCTCAAGGAAGGCTATCCGAATCTCAAGATCAAGCAGGCGCCGCAGTACGGCACCCAGACGGCGAACAATCCGCAGGGCTATTCGACTGCCGGCAATGTCGTGCAGCTCATCGCCGACAAGATCCAGAACCAGACGGTCGCGTATGCGGCCTATAACGAGAAGCTTCGCGCGCACAAGATCGTGCCAGAACTCTCGGCCTGGATGCAAAAGCAGACGTCCGGAACGTGGGGGACGATCCTGCGCTCGCCAGTCGCCGTCGTTACTATGATCGGTGTTTAACCGGCGCGGCTCATCACTTTTAGGAGCATTGATAAATTGAGCGACAACTTCAAGCGCCCGTGCGCAAGCTGCGGTAACCCCGTCCACCGCATGTCGAAGGTCTGCAAGGTTTGCGGCCACGCCTCGCCGTGGGTACCCAGCCCGCAGCCGGAGCTCGGGAAGCCTCCCGAAGCTGCGCCGCCCGCTGCTCCTGCCCCGCCGCGCGCCCCCGAGGCGCCGGCTGTCCAGTCCGCACTGAAGGCGCCGCGCACTGTCACGGTGGCCTGCAAGTTCCCAGGCGGCATGCGCCTGCAGCTTTCCCGCCCCGAGCAACGATTCGAGCCCATTATGGGCGGCGGCACGCGGGAATACACCGTCTACATTCCGACCGGGCGGCCGTGGTTCGTGAGCGGCCCCGCCTATCCGGTCGGCGTCGTCCCGACGGGCTTTCCCAAGGCGCCTGAAGTCGAAGGCGGCATGGCGCTCACGCATGGCATTCCAGCCGACTTCTGGGAGCAATGGGTCGAGCAGCACAAGCGGGCCGAATACGTTGTCAGTGGAATCATCTTCGCGCTGCCGAACGCCGAGGACGCCGCCATCAAGGCGCGCGAGCATGAGAAGGAATTGTGCGGACTCGAACCCCTCAGTCTCGACGAGGACGAGAAGGGCAAGCTCAAGGATCCGCGTGTGCCGAAGCCGATCAATCTCGCCGTGGCGAAGCTCGCGACCGAACAACGTACGGCTGCAGGGTAACTGGGCCGATGCAATGGCCGATCCCGCCCGTTCCACCGGTCGCGTTCGTCTATCAGACTTGGGTGGGGATGTTTTCGGAGTTCGGCTCCGTAAACGATGCTCTCGCGCAAGGGTATTTCCTGCGCGCCTCGATGATCTGCGCAAACTCGACCATAAATCCCTTGTTCTGCTACGGCACGTTGCAGACGGTTCTCTATTTGCTGACTGCGCACATTGCCAAATTGAATGCACCCGTCGACGACAACGGCAATCCGACCACCGTCGGCCAGCCTAATCCGTCGATCGTCGGCCGCATCAATAGCGCGACGCAAGGATCGGTTTCGGTCCAAGCCGAATGGGGAAATGGATCTTCATTCTCGCCCACGGAAGCATGGTATCTTCAAACCAAATACGGCGCCGAAGCGTGGACCGGGATGGCGCCGGCACGGACTTTCCGCTATGCAGCGCGGCCGACCCGAGTGCCGAGCGGTGCTTATCCCGGTGGTGGGGTTGTTTTCGGCCGGTTTGGCCGCTGAACGGAGGCGACGATGGACATCGACGTGCTGGCGCGGCAGGTGCGCGAACTGACCGCCTTCAAGGACAAATACGAGCCGATGCTCAAGGTCGTTCAGGCCAAATACGATCTCGTGCGCGACAAAACCGAGCGCGAAGCCGATGCGGAAAAGACGCGCCCGGCCGACGACCCGGACCGCGCTGATCGTGCGCCGCCCCCTACGCCGCCGGCGGCCGAGCCGCAGCCGCAGCCGTCGGCGTAACGCTGGCAGCGTCCAGCAACCTCGAACACGTCCTAAACAGACCCACGAGCGCCATGGCACCGCTGCCGGCCCGACGCGAGGCGAAGCCGCTGGTGCATCTTCCGCGGCCGGCAGAACTCGCCGGTGCGCCCGCCCGCATGCTGCGGACCATGGATCTTGCCGCGTCGATCCAGCACACGATGCGGCGCTATGACAACGTGCTCGACGCGATCGAGGAAAAGCAGACGCAAATGGCGGCGCACGTTGACGATCTAGAAGCCTACGATCGCGATCTCGACGCGGTTATCAACAAGATGCTCGAGCCGCCGAAGAACAGCGAGGGTTGACCTGTCATGGATATCCCGGCCCGCTATAAGCACCTCGGCCTCGGCGACGATCACATCCGCCAGGTCCTCGTGCGTCTCGAGGAACTCGGCCAAGAGGAAGTTGCGGCGCTTATGGCGCGCGACGGTCTTCCGTACGTCTGGCACAACGTCATTCGCATTTGGCGTAAGCAGAAGTTTGCCGAGAATACCGGCATGTCGAATGTGGAAGATCTAAGCGGGCTTCGTGGGGGAGCAGCGGGGGCGTCCTCGCGCGCGTCGTAAAATGGCGACGTTGCGCGGGGGCGGCGCTTTCGAGGCCAAGCTGCGGCAGATCGCCGAGAGCGTCTCGAAGCCCGGCACACTCCGGGTCGGCTTTCTCGAAAATGCTACTTATCCAGACGGCAAGCAGGTGGCGATGATCGCCGCGATCCAAGACTTCGGTGCGCCCGGTGTTGGCATCCCACCGCGGCCGTTCTTCCGCAATATGATCGCTGCGAAACAGAGCGAGTGGCCGAACGCTATCGGCAATCTGCTTAAGGCAAACAATTACGACGCGCCGCGTGCTTTGAGTGTTGCCGGTGCTGGGATCGCCGGACAGTTGCGTCAGAGCATTATCGAAACAAATTCCCCCCCTCTTTCGCCCACGACCATCGCAAGGAAAGGCCACGCCAAACCGCTGGTTGACACAGGCCACATGCTGAACTCCGTCGACTTTGAAGTTAAAACGCGGTGACCTCAATGTGTCTGTGACGCAGATTGTTTCCCGCGCGGCGTAAAATTATGATCGCGCGCGATTTTCATCGCTGCGGATCGAGGGGACAACCAATATGCTCACGAAGCTCCGGGTTGGCATTGCCGCCGTCGCCATCCTCGCCGCAGTGCTGCCCGCGAAGTCGCAGACCACCGTCCTCGACTTGGTCCCCATTCCGCTCCCGGGCACGAGCAACACCACGCTCAATTCGGAAATGCTCGTGCAGAGCCTCGCGGTTACGGGCGGCACGCTTTTCATCGTTACCATTCGGCAGCCGGGCGCCGGCGGCGCAATCCTTGGTTCAACCGCATCCTTCGCCGCGTCCGCAAATGCCGCGATCACGCCCGCGTCGATCACCGGCAGCGTGGCGCCTTTTCCAATTGCTGGCCTCGCAGCTGCGCAGGGAGGCGCCGTCACCGTCACGGGCGGCGCCTCTTCGACGTCAGCCAATGCTGGCGGGGCCGTTGATCTGACCGGCGGCGCGCCGGGGGCGACCGGCGTTGGCGGCGCCATCGTCATCGCCGGCGCAGCCGGCGGAACGACATCGGGCGCGGGTGGCGCTGCGAGCGTCACGGGCGGCGCTGGCACGGCAGGCAACTCGTCGGGCGGCATTGCTTCGCTGGTCGGCGGCGCCGGCCAGGGCACCGCGAACGGCGCCCAGGCGCAGGTCACGGGCGGCGCTTCGGGCGCTGGCCCGACCGGAGCCGGTGGCGCGGTCGTCATCGCCGGCGGCGCGGCGGCTTCGACGAACGGCGCGGGCGGCGCGGCGTCGCTGACGGGCGGTGCGGGCGTCGGCACCGGCAACGGCGGCAACGCGACGGTGGCGGGCGGCGCGGCAGGCGCGACCGGTACCGGCGGCACTGTTGCGATCACTGCGGGCTCGCCCACGGCTGGCAACGGATCGAGCGTCACCGTGACCGCATCGGCGGGCGCCGGCGGCACCAACGGCGGCGGCAGCATCAACCTCGTGCCAGGCGCGGCGGTCTCGACCGGCGCTCCGGGCACCGTGCAGGTCAACGGCAATGCCGGCCTGATCTGCCACAACGGGACCATTGCCACCGGCTCGGCGTCGACCACGATCTTCATCGCGACGCGGGCGATGCTAATCGAGCAAATCAGCGCAATCTGGTCGGCGGCGGCGGGCGGCACCAGCACAGCGGGCGTCTATCACGACACGGGCACCAACGCGCCGGGTGGTGGCACCGACATGCTCTCGGCCGACTTCAACCTCAACACCACCGCGAACACCACGAACACCGGCTCGCTGTCGGCGACCGTGGCGACGCTGATGCTGGCTGCTGGCGATCGCATTTCGGTCAAGATGAACAATGCCATTCAGTCGACCACTGGCTTAAACTTCACTTTCTGCGCGGCGCCGCAATAAGGAGGCGCTTAAACCCAATTCCCACGACAGCCTCGCGGGATCTCACCAGGGGGAACCTGACACCATGAAGCGCGCTTTTCTTCTCCGGAATGCCGCCGTTGCCGCAATGGTGATGGCAAACCCGCATCTTGGCGCCGCAAAGTCGGCACCGTCTGGCCTGCAGCATCAGCAGCGCCAGTTGATGCCGACTTGGCAGCAGGTCGCCCAAATCCAGCAGATGGCGAACTACGAAGCGCCGATTCTGCAAGGCACTGTCGCCACGACCTACAAGAGCAGCGCCCTTGTCTATTCGTCCGGCTCGCGCCGCATCATGGCGTACGAAATCGAGTTCGGTCAGTCGGGCGCCCTGTCGTCGACGGACTGCCAATGCCAGTGGGACGTCTCGCGCTTTTCCTCGACGAACATCCTCACCGCCACGTCGGTCGTTCCCAACCCGCTCGATCCGGCGGACGGCACTTGCCTCGCGCTGTTCCTCAACAACGCGACCACGGAACTCACCTACACGACCGCCGGCGTCGGCCTGTCGCTCAAGAATTGGGGCATCAACCAGCGCGGTTCGTACCGCTGGCGCGCGTTGGACGATGGCGACAACCTCATCATTCCGGCGACGAACCTCGTCGGCCTCGGCATCCGGACGCTGAGTTCCAATTTCACCGGTAGCGCAGTTGGCAACCTCTCATTCGTTGAAAGGTAAGCGTTTCCGCGCTTCTGTGATCGAACCAAAGGGCCCCCTTTCCGGGGCCCTTTTTTTGTGTCAAAGACGCACTTATGTCGCGCGATGGTCCCTTGCTCAAGAACAGCCCTGAATGGAAGATTCCGCATGGCCCATCGATCCGCGCCGGTGGTCTTGGTGAGTATTTCAATCCGGACGGGACGATCACCGAGGTCTATTCGAGCACCTGCAGCCATTGCCAGCACGTCACCGAGTTTCCGAATCGGCGAAAGATGTTTGAGCATGTCGACGTCTGTCGCGGCTGCATGAAATTGATTTGCCTCGGCTGCGCCGGTAAGCCTTGCGTGACTTGGCTCAAGAAGTGCGACATCGAGGAAGCGGTCGCGCGACGAAAGATGTTGGGATGAGCGACAGGTGCATCACCTGCGCCCGCTGGCTTGTGCGGCAGGAAACTGTCTACAGCGACGGGACGACAATCGTTCGGTGGCGGGCGTCCAGCGGCCACGGAAAGTGCCGGTTCTTGAACATTGAGACGCCGGCTGAGTTTGGGTGCGCAAAGTTCGAGCAAGCGCGTCATAGTTCTGAGGCAAAAGTGTTTTTTGAAGTGCAAGTCGAGACAGAGCGCAAGGACGGCGCTCCATGGCAACACTTCACGATGATCGAATGCCCCGCGTGCAGTGGGCGCCCGGGACTAGGCGAGGCCGGCCGGTGCAAATGCGCCGGCACCGGAAAGACACGCCTCTATGACGACGGCTATGTCGGCGACGAGCACACTCGCAAGCACCCGAAGGAACTGGAACGGCCGCCTATCGCGGTCGAGCCCGGCACCATCTTGCAGGCGCTCCCCGAAAAGGCGCCAGCGGCCCTGTGGAATGAAATCCCGCAATGATCAGGGAAATGCCGCACCGGTACGGGCCTCACCCGATCTACGTCCCTGATACGGACAACGGGCAATATGCGTGGCTGCTGACCACCCAGGCGTCGCCCGAGGACGAATGGATTGACTTGGTCCTCGCCCTGATGGCGCTACGTCCTCGGGGCGTGGCGCTGGACGGGGGTGCGAACTTCGGGTGCTGGACGGTAGCCCTCTCCACGGAGGCCTATCAGGTACACGCCTTCGAGCCCCAGCGGCAGGTCTGCGGGCTACTGCGCCGGACAGTTCGACCGCTCGGCAACGTATTCGTTTACCAGAAGGCGATCGGCGAGCATTCCGGGCTCGCCCGCATCCCGGATCTCGACATGATCAACGGGACAAACTTCGGCGGCGTGAGCATGAATATGGCGCACTGGGAGTACCCCGACGCCCCGATGCAGATGGTCGCCGTGGCCACCATCGACAGCTTCGACTTCCAAGACGTGTCATTCATCAAGGTCGACGTCGAAGGCGAAGAGGCGTCCGCACTTGAGGGCGCGCGCGATACCATCAAGCGATGCAAGCCGATCCTGTTCATTGAAGCGCTGTTCAAGGGCACGGACGATCTGTCAGATGAGGCGAAGCACGAGCGCGCCATCAAACGGGCCCGAAAGCTGCAAGACACAATCGAGGCGATGGGATATGCGGTGGACCATCGCGGCCCGAACTATCTCTGCTTGCCGCTTGTGAGGGACAAATGCCTGCCGACCTCAACGCCATGGTGGAATCGGCCCGCGCCGCCGTTGAGAGCGACCAAGTAGCCGCTGCCGGCGTTTTCTACCGATCGATCCTTCGGGAAACATCGCCCCCCAAGACGGCGACGGAGCGAGTAGCTCACGGCGAGGCATGCTGGTTCAATGGCCGCCTGGCGCTCGCCCGCGGCAAACTGGGCGAAGCGGCCGACTGGTACAAAGAAGCACTCGACGCCGACCCGCGTGCGACCGACTACCGCATCGAGTTCGTCATCCGGTGCCTGATCCCCATGGGCGCGCTCAAGGACGCGAGGATCGAGGCCGAGCGCGCGACGCGCATCGATCCGCACCACCCGATGGCTTGGCGGACACTTGCGAGCGTCGAGCATTCCATGAGCAATGCCGAAGGCGCCATTGCGGCCTATGACAGGCAGCTTGAGCTTCTGGATGCGGGAACGCCGGAATACGCGAATGCGCTGGTCGATCGGATATCGATCGCGATCGACACCGCAGATTATGTGACCGTCCGGCGCCTATGTGATCGCGTGATGGGCACCGAGCGTCAGGCCGATGCGCTGCACTGCCTCGCGATGGCGGCCTACCGGGAGGCCGAACACGAGAAGGCAATCGAGTTATTCGACGCAGCGATCGCTGGCGGCTGCTACGACCCGGCGCTTGCGCGCTGGAACAAGTCGCTTGCCCTGCACGCAATCGGCCAATGGGAAGAGGGCTGGTCCGATCACGAGCAGCGCGGCAAACAGAGAACCGACCGCGCGATGGCGCTGATGATGAATCGCTTCGTGATGCCGATATGGGACGGCGAACCGGCACCGGCACGGCTTCATGTACATCAGGAAATGGGATCAGGCGACGTCATCGCGATGGCGCGTTATCTGCCGATCTTGGTTCGCCACGGCTATGACGTTCGGCTCGAAGTCAACGAGCAGATGGTCGACCTGATGCGCGCGAGCCTTGACGGCGTAACCGTGATGGCGAAGGCGCCAGATTACCCGGGCGCATTGGGCATTCCGCCGTTCGACTACCACGTGCCGATGCTCTCGCTGCCGTATCTGTTTAAAACGACGGTAAACACTGTGCCAACTTGGATGCCATACTTGAAGGCGCCGACCAATTTTCTGAGATTCCAAAACCCAGGGCTCAAGGTCGGCCTATGCTGGTCATCAGGCATTCGCGACGGCGGAGTGTGGCTTCGCGAATACGGGATGCGCAAGTCCATGTCATTTGACGATTTACAGCCACTCATCAAGGCAACCGACCACCAAATACAATTCTTCTCACTACAGATCGGTCCGGAGCGCAGACAAGTAGCGTGGCCCGTCTATGATATTGTTTTGCCCAAAAAACCCACTTGGGGCGAAACGGCCGATCTCATCGCGCAACTCGATCTTGTCATCACCGTCGACACATCGGTGGCGCACCTCGCTGGCGCCATGGGCAAGCCGGTGTGGGTCATGGCGCAGCGCGACTGTTCGTCGTGGCACTTCATGTGCTGGCGCCCTGACGCAGTATGGAACGACCGCAGCCCGTGGTATCCTTCGGCGCGCGTCTTCCGCCAGCACCGGTTCAACGAACCGCACAAGTGGGACGAAGTCGTCGAGGACGTGACCAAGGCGCTCATCGAATGGGCCGACGCGCAAAGGGCAAATCTCGACGCCGCTGAATAAAGGGGATTCGACGGTGTGGCAATCGCAAGCGCTGGCGCCGTTGCCCGTCTCCCGGCCCGCAGGCCCTACTCTGCAATGGCATGACGTCAAGGTCGGCGGCGGCGGATTCACGCGCGATATGGATATCGCGCCGGACGCAGTCTCTTGGTTAGAGACAGACGGCTGCTGATTCCGCGCAGGGCCGCCTAAATCAGGGAACGGAGCATTGCCTGCTTCTATTGTCAGCATCGGCTCCAACTCGACGGTCGTAACCGGCAAGGTCACGATCACCCTTTCGGCTGCGGTGCCGGCTGGTGCTCAGATTGTCGTCCTTGCCTCTTATAATTCGACGGGCAATGCAGGAAGCTGTGCTGACTCTGGCAGCAATACCTATTCAAGCGGGCCATTCGCGAACAATAATGGCAACGCTACTCTCGGCACATTGGCATCTTATATAGCGACGGCTAATGCCGGTCTTGCAAATGGAGGTACAATTACCTTTACATTGCCGAGCGGCGCAACATTGGCATCGGTTGCGGCTGTTTATTTGCTCGGCGTAGTGACCGGCACTCTGTCCCAAAGCAATAGCGGCAGCGGAGTAGGCACCAACCCCAGTATTTCCACTGTCGCCAATGTGCAATCCGGTCAGGCCGCCGTCGCGGCTGTTTCCGGATCGTCGCTCATCACTTCCTTTACTCAGGACACCGCTGATGGCTGGTCAAGCCCAATCGGCGATGTATCCAATGCCGCACCCGTTTTGGCTGGTGGGTCGCAGGTTATCCCAGCGTCGGGAAGTTTGACTTACGCGCCGACTTTCGGCTCGTCCGATAATTGGGCGGCGGTCATCCTTATTTTTCTGCCGTGGACGAACTGGATACCGGAAGATCATCTGAAACCCAATCAGCACCCGCGCCCCGAGCGCAGCGGCGCCTTGCAGATCGGCGAAGGCAATATCAGCGGCACAGAATATCCGATCATACAGTGGTTCAATTACGGGTGGCCGGTCCAGCCCCCGATGATCCGACATCCCATGCCAGAGCGCGCCGGATCGATCATGCCATTGTCGCAGATCGATACGCTTTTCCCGTGGTCGCTTTTCGGATGGGAGCCATATTCGGTCACCTACGCAAAAGTAGGCGTACGAGCGCGGCTCGTGCAGGCGCCGGATATCGGTGCGTACGTCGCGCCACCGCCCTTTACGATTTACCGCAGCGAGATCCAATCCTGGCAGTCGCCGCACCCGCGCCCGGAGAAAGGAGGCTCGCTTGCTGGCGGCGACTTCGGCGTTACTTTTCAGCAACTGCTTCCCCAATTCTATCAGGGATGGGAAGTGCTGCTCTGGCAGCCGCCGCACCCGCGCCCGGAGAAGGGCGGATCGATCGCGCGCGGCGACGACGGTACCGAGGCCAAATTCCAGTTCGTGCCTCCGTCCTTCATTTGGGCGGCCGAAGTTCAATATTCCTACGTGCTGCCGCGCCAGCCGATGCCTCTGCGAGATCCAGCGTGGCGGGTTGATAACGGTGCCGATTGGCCGACCCGTCCGTGGCTGTTCATGGGGTTCGAGGTACAGCAGCCCCCACCGCCGCATCCCCGGTCGGAACGGTGGGCAGCAGTCTTCCCAGAAGATGACGGTATCGAGGCGCCACTGTATCGATGGCAGAATTATGGGTGGCAGATCGAGCCACCATCGCCACCGCATGTGCGCTTCGAGCGCGCCGCCGGCGTGCTCCCGATCGTCAACCCGGACGGCACGTTGCCCCCGTTCTATCAATGGGGTTGGGAAAACGCGCCGGCGCTGCCGCCGCATCCGCGCCCCGAGCGATTCGGCGCCAATGCCCGTGGCGATGATGGCACCGAGCTCAATCTCGCATTTTGGGTCACCGCCGGTCGTGGGTCGCAGGACTTCCAGCCCCCCCACCCGCGCCCGGAACGCGCGGGATCGACCCTCAAGGGCGACGAAGGAATCGAGGGCATCTATCATTTCGTAACGGCACCCTTCGCTTGGTCACTCGACGTCCATTACGCCTACCCGCATCGACCATTCCGCGATGCCTCCTGGCGCGGCGACGATGGCGCGCAGGGCTTGTTCTCGCAGTGGATAAACGTCGGCTGGGAGCCGACGCCGCCGATGCTCTACTTCCCGCGCCAATGGCGCGCGGGCGCAACGATGCGCGGCGATGATGGCAACGAAGGTCGCTATCAGTTTTGGGTCAATCGCGGGTGGGAGGAGACCACCGTCGACATTCCGCGGCGCCGCGTCGAGCGCGTTGGCACGCTTCCTGGCGACGATGGCATTGAGGCGCTCTACAAGCCCTTCATTCCAATCTTTACGTGGTGGTTCCCGTACCAACCACAGCGCATTCCCTTCAATCGGGAGGCCGCTATTGCGGCCGGTGACCACGGCACGGAATTGCCTTTCGTCCCGCCGTTCGTCGGCGGCGGAAAATTGTTCGAACCTCCGCAATATTGGCGCGCACGGTCGAAACTGGATGTTCCCCGGTGGGAAGAAGGCACCGAAGCGCCAATGCAGCAGCAGCCGATCACCGGCTGGGACGGTACACCACCTGTGCTGCAGATACCGTGGTTCAAGTTCGCGGCCGCCTTCATGGCGGGCTCGCCGGGCATCGACGCCGTGTACTACGTGCCGGTCTTCTATGCGAAGACGACGATCACGTGGATGCGCGGCGTAACCGTGGTAAAAGGCGAGTGGTCACCAGATTGAGGACGCAATGCTCTCGGGCGGCATCCAGGCGATTACCCGCGGCGCGACGATCCAGTTCGCAACGACGTTCTATGACGTCAATGGGAACGTCGTCGTGCCAGATTCCGCCAATGTGCAGATCTTCTATGCGACGCCCGCCGAGCCGGACGGGATCTACGCCAATGTAGCAATGACGCGGCCCGGCATCGGCAATACGCTGTGGACGGCGCTGTGGGATTCGCGAGGTGCGCTCGCGCCTTGGGTCATCGAATGGGCGATCCAGACCGGCATGGACGATCCTATCCCTGTGACGCAGGAAGACGGCATCTTCCGACTCGTCGCCAACAACGCCAACTTGCCGACGTTCTGATGCCATGAACCTCAACTTTCTCGCCGGGGGCGTTGCGGCTGCGGTCAATCCGCAGATGCGCGTCAAGGTGCAGGTCAGCACCGGATGGACGCTGAGCCCAAACGGGGACGGCTCGCGCATTCCGTCCTACGCGCCGCCGGTCTATGTGTTCGGCCAGATCCAGCCCGTCACATGGCGCGATATCCAGCACCTTGACGGATTGAACCTGCAAGGCACGCGCCGCGTGATATACCTCAACGGCAGAATCGAAGGGCTTGTGCGACCGACGAATCAGGGCGGCGATCTTATAACGCTGCCGGATAAGTCGGTGTGGCTGGTGACGCTCATCATCGAGGGCTGGAGCCCGACCGCCGGATGGACGAAGGCTGCGATCCAACTGCAAAACGGGAGCTGATTATGCGCAAGCTATACTTGGCTGCTGCGACATGGATTGCCCTCACGGCAATGGCATGGGCACAGGGCGCCACTGGCCTCCTGATCCAGCCTCTCGGTTATTGCCAGCTTTCCGCGACGCAGCTTTCTTCGGCGATCGGCCTTGCCTCGTGCACGCGGGCAAGTTTTACCGGCACCGGATCGGGTACGAACCTGACGACGACAAGCGTCACGGGAATCATCAAGGTCGGCGATACGGTGACGGGAACGGGCGTGCCTTCGGGGACGACGATTCTCTCGCAGACCAGCGGCACCGCTGGCGGCGCCGGCGTCTACGTGACCAGTGCCACGACTACATCATCGAGTGCCAGCCTTACGTCGGGCGGCATCCCTTCGCGAGCTAATCTCGTGGCGCTACAAGCCGAAACGGCCAACGTGCGCTACCGCGATGATGGCGGCGCACCCACGGCCTCGATCGGGGAAATTATCGTCAGCGGGCAGCAACCATTCCTGTATTCGGGGACACTGTCGACACTCCAATTCATCGCGGCAAGCGGCAGCCCGCTTCTTGACGTGCTGTTCTATTATTCGCCATGACGTTTCTGCAAATCTTCGCGCTTTACTGCATTCCATCCTTGCTCGTGGCGTTGCTCGTGGTATTGCGCGCTTAAATCATGGCCTCGATCTCTCCGACACAATCGAACATCACCGCCGCGCTTTATGCATTCCTGACATTCATTTTGCCGCCGAATACCTTGGTGGTGCTCGCGGCCGATAATCGCGTCACTGAACCGAGCCAGACTAACTTCGTCGTCATGACGCCAATTCGCTTCGAGCGCATCGCCACCAACATCGACACCGGCGCAGACGTGAAGTTCACAGGATCCATTAGCGGCAATACGCTCACTGTCGAGAGCGTGGCTATCGGGGTGCTCGCGCCGGGTGCCATCATCAACGGGCCAAGCATTCCCCCGGGCATCACGGTTGGCAGTCAGCGGAGCGGATCTCCGGGCGGCGCTGGCGTCTACGTTGTCAATGGCGCCCCACCAACGGTCCCCGTGGAAACCATGTCATGCGGGGCGATCGGGTTGTTGCAGTTGGCAGTCGTCACGGTGCAACTTGATTTTCATTCCGGAACCAATGGCAGCGCCAGCGCGGCGTCGGATATGGCGCAGACAGTGTCGACGGTGCTGCGCGACGAGCAAGGCGTCAACTTCTTCGCAACGCTCGCGCCGCCCCTCAACGGCGTCGTGCCGCTCTATGCGGATGATCCGCGCTACATGCCTTTCATCAATGATGCGGAGCAATATGAATGGCGATGGGTGCTCGAAGCGCGCTTCGAGGCCGACCAGCTTGTCAGTCTGCCGCAGCAGTTCTTCGACTCGGCGACGATCACGGTTGAGAGCGCGACGGCGCTACCGGATTAAGTCTTCTTGGCTCGCTACTCCCCTGACGCACTAGCACTTTCGCGGTCGCCCGCTATGGTCAACCCGGCTCGCTGTGGCAGCCAGGGGAGCGCCGCCGCCCATGTCCTCAATCCCGTCCCAAGAAATTGTCAATACACAGGGCACGGTACTGGCGGCCGGCGGTGCGGGACTCCAATTCAACGGCCTTTTTCTGACGAACAACACGCGCGTGCCGATCGGCACCGTGATGCAATTCGGCAGTCTTGCCGCAGTCCAGCAATACTTCGGCGCATCGTCCGTCTTTGCAGCGCGTGCGGCGGTCTATTTCACCGGCCCGGCCAATGCGACGCAGACGCCGCAAGGCCTTCTCGTCACGCAATATCCGTCGACGAATGTCGCCGCCTATCTCCGGGGCGGCAATATCTCGGCGCTGCCGCTCGCTACGCTGCAGACCTACAATGGCACGCTCTCCGTCACCATCAATGGCAGCCTTAAGTCGGCGGCCATCAACCTCGCCACGGCGGCAAGCTTCTCGAATGCGGCCGAACTCATCGGCCAAGGCCTCGGTATTGAGGGCCAGCAAGCGGCAACCTTCACGGCCTCGGTCGGCGGTACGTTCACGTGTACGTCCACCGGAACGACACTCAACGTCTCTGCGGTTCTGACGGGCAGCCTACAGTCCGGCGACATCGTCAGTGGCACCGATGGCACGAACTCGCTGCCGGGCGGCACGCAGATCATATCGCAGCTCACCGGCACGCCTGGTGGTGTCGGCACGTACCAATTGAGCGCGGCGGCGACGCCGGGGAACCTCGGCAGCTGCACCGTCACGTCGCTATCGACTGTGCTCAATGTCACTGCGATCGCGAGCGGCGCCCTCGCCACGGCCGACGTCGTGACCGGCACCAGCATTCCCGCAAATACGTACATCACCGGCCAGATCTCCGGGACGACGGGCGGCATCGGCACGTATGGCCTGAGCGGCACCGGCCACACGATCGCCAGCGAAGCGATGACGGCCTTCGGGCCGGGCGTGGTCTACGACAGCATTTCCGGTGCCTTCGTGATCAATTCGAGCACGGCTGGCGCGACGTCGACGATCACCTTCGGATCGGGCGCGCTCGCGACGAATCTACTGCTCACCCAGGCGACCGGTGCGGTACTCTCGCAGGGCAGCGCTCCAGCGACGCCGGCCGCGTTCATGACCGCTATCCTGTCGCAAACCGTGAACTGGGTCTGTTTTGCGACCGATTTTGATCCCGACGGCGGCTCCGGGAATGCGCAAAAGCAACTGTTTGCGGCGTGGAAAAATACCGCGCTCGGCGGCAATCGCTTCGCATATGTTTGCTGGGACAACGACGTCACGCCAACCGTCAGCGTGCCGGCGACGGCAAGTCTCGGTTACATTCTCGATCAGAACGGGGACTCGGGAACGGCACTCATCTGGGAGCCAGCTGGCGCCGTCGGAGACGCTGATTACTATTCCGCCTTTGCGATGGGTTGGGCGGCTTCGATCAATTTCAGTGCGCCGAATGGTCGATCAACGCTCGCATTCAAGAATCAAGCTGGCCTCGTGCCAACGGTTTCTGATCCGCTTACGGCGCAGAACCTCGGCGGCAATCCGCAGGCGCCCGACAGCTTCGGCAACGGGTATAGCTTCTATGGCGCTTACGGCACGGCCGGTCAGAGCAATACGTGGTTCCAGCGCGGTTTTATCACCGGGCCGTACGAATGGTTCGACGGATACGTCAACCAGATATGGCTGCTGAACCAATGCCAGATCGCGTTGCTTACCGCATTCGGCAATCTCACTTCGCTGCCGTTCACGACCGCCGGCCAAGGCATCATCAGCGAGGTATTGCAGCCGTCCATCCAGGCGGGACTAAGCTTCGGCGCCTTCGGCCCTGGCCCGCTCACGACCTCGCAACAGGCGCAGATCAATCAGCAGGCCGGCGCGAACATCGCCGCGACGATCTCGGCGCAAGGCTGGTATCTCCAGTTCATCGCGGCGTCGCCAGCGGTCAAGGCCTCGCGTGGGCCGCAGCAGCTCGTACTATGGTATCTCGACAATGGCGTGATCCAGTCGATCAGCCTGACCAGCGTCGCCGTCGTGGGCTGATAGGAGCGCAGCAGCGATGCCCGGAACGATCACATCGGCCAACGTCCTCCTGACGCTTTCGCAGACGATCCTGTTTCCGACGCCGCAGCCTATCCAGGGCTTCATGGCGGACGACGTTTTCGATACGCCGCAGGTGCGCACCAAGGAAGTGCTGATGGGTGTCGACGGCACGCTGTCTTTCGGCTTCGTATGGGCTGCGCGCCCGGTGACCGTGGCGCTGCAGGCCAATTCGCCATCGCTGTCGTTTTTTGACACCATCAATGCTCAGGAAGAGGCGGCGCAGGACGTCTACCCGATTTCCGGCACCCTGATTTATCCGTCAATTTCCACGCGATTCACCCTCGTCAATGGCGCCATGACCGACTACAAGTTCATTCCGGATGCCAAGCGCACGCTGATCGGACGGCGCATGGTGCTCACCTTCAACCGGGTGATCGTCTCCCCGCAATAGGCTTTGCGCGTATGTCGCTCAAAAGCAGCGTGGTTGTCGCCGCCTTTGGGCGCGACACCGGAAAGACCTTTCTGCTCACCGAGCAGCCGGCGATCATTGCGGAAAAATGGGCGCTCCGGTTTTTCCTGGCACTCAAGGGCACCGGCGCCGTCATCGACGACCGCGTCATGGAAATGGGCTATGTCGCGGTTGCGGTCCGCGGCATCAATTCGTTTCTCGCGGCCGACGTCGATTTCGCGAAGATCGAGCCGTTGCTCGACGAAATGCTCGGGTGTGTGCAGATCATCCGCGACAAGTCACGTCCCGAAGTCGCAACGCCACTTGTGCCGATGGCCGATATCATGGAAGTGCGAACGCTGATCTGGCTCAGGGGGGAGGTCCTGAGCCTCCACGCGGGTTTTTCCGTCACCGCGAGCCTCTCAGCCTTGCTCGACTTTCTGCGCAGCAAGACGCCGGCGATTACGCCCGATCCGTGAACGTGCCGGCGACCGTCGAGGCACTGCTCACGTGCAAACCCGAGCTCTACCCGGCTTTTTGCACCGTACTCGGGCTCGAATCGCTGCATGACGTTCTCGAGGTGATCGAAGTCGAGGCCTACAACGCCCACGTCGCTGATGAGCGGCGCAGGGCAGCGGAGCGGGGGTCGTAATGGTCATCGATTCGATGGTGCTGGAATTTAATCTTGACCCTCATCAGTTCACTCAGGCGCAGCGTGAAACGATCGATGGGTTGCGGCGGATGGAGTATGAGGCCGAGCGTCGCGGCGGTGCAATTGAGGCCGCCATCAGCAAAATGGGGGGCTCTTTCTCGGTTGCTAAGGCGAATGCACTTGGCCTCCTAGGCACATTTATCGGTGCCGAGATGGTTGGAGCGCTGAACAATATAGCGGAGCTCGATAGCCGCATCGGCCGCGCGGCAAAGCGGTCTGGCGACAGCGTCAAGGATCTGTCTCAGTGGGAAGGCGCGGTGCAGGCCATCGGCGGCTCGGCCGGAAGCGCCACCGAAAACATCGAACGCCTCGAGGATACCATCAACAAGGTGAACATGGGCGCCGCCAACCTGAGCCCGATGGCGGCCATGCTGTTCAACCGCATTGGTGCGAACGTGCGTACCATGACGCCTCATGATGTGGCCGATTTGCCGATGCGGCTCGCCGAGTTCTTCGACCGCGAGCGCGCGGCAGGCCGTAGCACCTCGGCGCAACAAGCCTCGGCGCTCCGCGAAACCGGCCTGTTCAACCAGGACATGATTGATTTGATCCTCCGCGGCGCGCGCGCCATGCGCGAACTGCGGGATTCGATCAAGGGGGCGACCGACGAGAGCGTGGAAGCATCCAATCGGTTCATTGAAAACAAACAGAAAATTGACCAGTTCTTTTCGAACGTCTTCCGATCGATCCTCGACGTGTTCATGTATCCGTTCCAGTCCGACGACTTTCACGCCAAAATCCGCAAACAGGCCGAGGATGCCATGGCCGGTAAAGGGCCTCCAGGCGTGGCTACGGCTGCCGCTGGTGCGGTTGCGGCACCGTCCGCTGGTGGTCTTACCCCCGAGTTCTCGGCCGCCCTGGCGCGCCTACAGGCGAATATGCCGCCCGGCATGTCGTTCTCGATTACCTCCGGGTTCCGGACCCGAGATGAGCAGGCGGCCTTATTTGCCTCCCGGCCGGCGCTCGCAGCCCCGCCAGGGCATTCCCGGCACGAATTAGGCATGGCGGCCGATCTCAAGTTCTCTTCGCCTGCGGCCGAGGCTTGGGCGCACGCGCACGGTGCCGACTTCGGGGTGCGCTTTCCCGTCGGCCGCGAGCCGTGGCACGCCGAACCCGAGCGCGGCGCCAGTTTCAACGAGCGATTCGGTTCGATGCCGGGTCTGAGCGGGCGATCATCCGCGCAACCGCCGGGGTCGCGGACGGAAAACAAGACCGCCAATGTGACGGTCTCGATCAATAAGGTCGAGGTCAACAGCGCGCGCGATGCGGCCGACGTTGCTAATGGGATTGATCGTCACATTGAGCGGGTGGCGAAGGCGATGCCGGCGAACTACGGACTCGTTTAAGGAAACGCGCGTTCAGCGTGCTATATGGGTTGCCAGATCGTAGGAATCGTCAACCCCATGCCCGACGTCCCGCAGGTCCCCGGAGTGCCATCGCTCTCCAGCTACGGCCCTGGCGGCGGCGCGCTGCTCGCGGCGGACGCGGCCGACCTTGCTTCGATCGGCGTCTCGGCCGTCCTGCCGCAATGGGGCATCTTCCTCAATGGCGCGCCGGTGATCCAGCCGGCCAGTTTCATTTCGCAGGCGCTCTCGACCGTCGCGCCTGTCGTCGCACCAGTGCTTGCGGCCTTCGGCCTGTCCTTTCCGGTTTTCGCCTCTTTCATCGATTACGAATATAAGCAGGACTGGCCGATCAGCGACTATCCGGTCGAGGATGGCGGATTCCAGTCATATGACAAGGTCCAGCAGCCTTTCGAGTTGCGCGTGCGAATCACATGCGCCGGCAGCGCGGTCGAGCGCCAGCAATCCCTTGCCGCCATCGACGCGGTCGCAAACAGTCTCCAGCTTTTCACGGTGATGACGCCCGAGGGCGGCTACGATAGTTGCTGCCCGAGTCACTACGACTACAAGCGCACGAACGACAACGGCGGTGTGAGCATGATCACCGTCGACCTATGGTTCACCGAGATCCGTGTCACCGCGACGGCGACCTTTCAGAATACGTCGACGCCGACGGCCGCAGGAACGCAATCGATCGGGAACGTGCAGGCCTTCTCGCCAAGCGCGTCGATCAATCAGATGTACGCTGCGGGAGGATTTACCTGATGCCGCTCGTCATCCCCGCGCAGGCGATCGCCAACCAAACCTTGCAAGTTCAACTCGCAGGCCAGCCGGTGACGTTGGCAATTTACCAAGAGGCGTTCGGATTGTTTATGGACGTGCTCGTCAATGGCGGCGTGATCGTCGCTGGCGTCATCTGCCAGAATATCAACCGAATCGTGCGCGATTTATATTTGAATTTTCAGGGCGATCTTATTTGGCTCGACTCGTCTGGCGCAGGCAACGACCCGACCTTCGACGGCATTGGCTCGACATACCAATTGCTCTACCTGACCGAGGCCGATCTCGCGGGCGCCGGATGACGCTGCAGGTCAATCTCGCGAAGCCCGCACCGGACGCGCTCCCGGGCCAGATCAGCTTCACCCAAAAGCTGCTTCGCTTCACTGTCACCCTTTCGGCCAGTCCGCTCAACAATGCGTCGGCGACCTTTCAAGGTACCGGTGTGCCAAGCGCCGATGGCACCAATCAAGTAACGCTTTCCGGTCTGCGCGCGCATGTGCGGATTCAAAACAACGGCGCCCCGGCTGGCAGCATGGCCGACGTGTCGATTTATGGCCTAACGCCGAGCCTCATGAATCAGCTTTCGACGCTGGGTCAGGTCTACAATTCAATCAGCCGCAATTCGCTGCAGATCAGTGCTGGCGACGAGAGTACAGGCGTGGTGCCGATCTTCCTTGGCACCATCACCAGTGCGTTCGGCGACTATCAGAAAATGCCGGACGTTCCGTTCGAAATGCACTGCCAGAGCGGCACCATCGATGCAGTCTCGTCGGCGACGCCATCAAGTTTCCCCGGCAATGTCGACGTGGCGACTGTCATGTCTGGACTCGCGAGCCAAATGAACCTCGGCTTCATCAACGGCGGCGTCAGCGTCAAGTTGCCGGGTGGCATTTATCTGCGCGGCAACCTCGAACAGCAGGTCAAGCAACTGGCGTCGTGGGCGAACATTCTCGCCGAGCGTGTCAACGGCGGCACGGCGCTCGCTATCTGGAAACGCGGCAGTACATGGCAAACCGGAATCGTGCCGCTGCTGTCAAAGAGCACCGGCATGATCACGGCGCCATCGCTGTCGATTTATGGGCCGGTCGTGCGCTCGATCTTCAATTCGCAAGTCGCCTTCGGCGGCAGCGTGCAAATTCAATCCGACGTCGTGCCTCAGGCTAACGGAATGTGGTACGTGCAAAAGGTCGACCTCGCACTCGATAGCCTGGTGCCGAAGGGTCGTTGGGAGATGACGGTCCACACCAACGGCCTCAATGCGACCTTTCCGACGCCACCCCCACCATGAGTGACACCTCGTCCTACGGGTACGGGCAACTCCAGCCCGAGGACTTCAATCACGAGATGGCCGTGGTCGCGGCGATCGCGCGCCAGATGATCGCCGAGCTCGATACCATCAAGCTGGTGCAGGTCGCCGCAGTGCATGGTGGCGGTGTGGCGCTCGCTGGCACTGTCGATGTGGTGCCGCTCGTCAATCAGGTCGACGGCCAATTCAATCCGGTGCCGCACGGCACGGTCTATGGCGTGCCATGGACGCGCGTACAGGGCGGCCCGAATGCCATCATTTGCGACCCGCAAGTCAACGATATCGGATGGGTCGCATGCTGTGATCGCGACATTTCAAAGGCGGTCGCGCAGAATGGCATGCTGTCGGGCAGTTCGCTGCTCGGCACTGGCGTCAATCCCGGCTCTTGGCGCAAATACAACATCTGCGACGGCATCTATGTCGGCGGCGCGCTCAATGTGTCGCCGACGCAGTATCTTCAATTCACCGCTACCGGCGCGCGCCTCGTCGACAAGAACGGAAATTCGGTCGCGCTTGGGCCCAACGGAATCACCCTCACGGACGCGAACGGAAACGTGATAAGCACGACTTCAGCCGGAATCGCGGTCACGCTCGCGTCCGGGGGGGACTTCGTCATCAATGGCATCGGCTTCCTCGCCCACATCCATAGCGGCGTCACCGCCGGCAGCGCCGACACAGGGCCACCGGTCCCGTGACCTTCTGACATTCGATGAGGCTCATCGCCTTCTCGAATACCGCCCTTTAATGGGAGACTTTTCGGCAGCTTATTGGCGCGAGGCCCAGAAGCAATTCGGCGAGTTTGCGAGGCTTCGGTAATGGCTGCAACACTTTTGCTAGACCGTTCCACGTGGGATCTTTGCCTCGATGCGCAAGGGAATATAGCCGTGGCGACGGCTCCATATGCCTTGGCTCAAGATGCGGCCAGCGCAATCATGACAGTCTTGGGAACCTGCTGGTGGGATACGACCGTCGGCGTGAACTGGTCGCAATTCCTCGGCGCCACGCCACAACTCGCGCCGCTCAAGGCCGCACTCATCGCGGCGGCGCTCACGGTGCCTGACGTTGCCTCGGCACAAGTCTATTTCAATTCGATCACAGATCGCATTGTGTCCGGGCAGGTGCAGATCACAGCCGAGTCGACGGGACAAACCGCCGTCGCGCCATTCCAGGTCGTCAATCCGCAGGGAGTGTGAGCCGTGGGCACGACCGCCGTACCTCCGATCACCTTTACTGCGGCCGGATGGCAAATCCCATCGGGCCCCGCGATCCTCGCTGGCGTGCAGGCGGACATTCAGGCCGCCTTTGGCGTCGCGCTCGATTTCAATCTCAACACGCCGCAGGGGCAGTTGTCCTCAAGCGAAGCGGCGAACATCAACAACACGTACCAAACCTTCGGCTATTACACGCAGCAGGTCGACCCGGCCTATGCGAGCGGCCGCTTTCAGGACGCGATCGCGCGCTTCTATTTTCTCACGCGCAATGCGGCCCAGCCGACCACGTTGCAGGTAAATTGCTTCGGCCTCGCGCAATTGATTCTGCCGACCGGGGCAACGATCATCGACGAGGCCGGCAACCTCTACCAACTCACATCGTCCGTCACGATCGCTGCTGGCGGTAGCGTTGTGGGATCCTTCGCCTGCGCAGTGCCGGGTCCGGTTCCGGTGCCGGAGACAGATGACGTTTCGATCTATCAGCAAATTCCAGGCTGGGACTCGGTCGCCGTCGCGTCTGGCACACAGGGTGTGAACACGGAAGGGCGACAGGCATTCGAGCAGCGCCGACAGGATAGCGTTGCCGGCAACAGCTTTGGGCCAATTGGCGCCATCATCGGCGCCGTCGCGCAAGTACCGAATGTCACTGATTATTTCGGCTACAGCAACAATACGGCGGCGCCCGTCACCGTTGGCGGCGTCTCGATCGCCGCAAACGCGATTTACATTTGTGTTGCCGGCGGCGACCCGGTTGCGGTGGGGACGGCTATCCTGTCAAAAAAGGGGCCTGGCGCGCCGATGACCGGAACGACCCAGGTCACGGTCTACGACACGAATCCGCTTTATGCGTCTCCTGTCCCCTACACCATCAAATTCCAGGTCGCGGCACCGCTGCAGCTTCTTTTTGAGGTCGAACTCGTCGCTTCTCCGCTGATTCCATCGAATGCGATCCAACTCGTTCAGGCGGCGCTTATTGCCGCAGTAACGCAAGGCATTCTGCCGAACGGCGCCGCGCAGCAGGTGCTCTCTCCGGGTCTGCGCGCGCGCATCAATTCGGTGATCTACGCGCAACAATATACACAAGCCATCAATCAGCTTGGCGCTTGGGGCCTCGTTGCTTCGATTCAGATTGGCTCGGAGAATACGCCGGGCGCCGTGGTGACAGGCACAATCTCTGGAACGGTCCTCACGGTCTCGGGTGTAACATCGGGTACACTCGCGGTCGGCCAAGCGCTTTTCGATCCGCTCAACGACATCATCAACGGCACGGTCATCGTATCGCTGGGCAGCGGCACGGGAGGCACCGGAACCTACAACGTCAACAACTCGCAAACCGTTGGCGGCGCGACTTTTACAGGCACCGGCTCAGGCTTCAATCTCACTGCCAGCAGCGTCACAGGCGTCATCGGCAGTGGGGACGTCATCAGCGGAACGGGCGTGCCGTCTGGCACCACCATCATTACTCAGACGTCCGGAACGCCCGGCGGCGCTGGTGTCTATGTCACGAGCGCCTCGACCACTTCGTCCGGCGCCACCATTACCACCAGCAAGACAATCTCGGCCGCCTCGGCCAATCAGACGCTCGTGTCAGTTCAGGCCAACCAGGAGCCGCAACTCGTGGCGGCTAATATCGTCGTGACGCAGACATGACCTTTCCGGGTCCTCCGGTGCCGCCGCCGCCGGCGCCGGGCTCGAATGCGATCGGCAAATTCCAAATCGGCACGAGCCCGATCGGAACGATTCCCCCGTTCAACACGTGGGAAACGATCATCGACGAGTACGCGACTTCGCCGATCATCACAGGCATTGCGGCATCGTTCGGTACAGCCGCAGATATGACCGCGGCATTCGACCTGTTTTTTGACAGCCAGTGGAATCCGGACACGGCATCAGGGCCCGGTCTTGACGTCATCGGCCGCATCGTTGGCGTGACGCGCACCCTGCAGATCAGCGGCGAGGCTGGACCATTTTTAGGATTCGAGGAGGCGGATGATCCGGACGACGTCGGCTTCAACCAGGCGCCGTTCTATACCGGCGGTCAGTTGACACAGAATTTCCAACTTCAAGACTCCGACTTCCGCAAATTGATAAATGCCAAGATGCTTTTGAACATCTGCGACGGCTCGATTCCGGCGATCAACAACATTCTGCTGACACTCTTTCCAAACCGTGGTCCTTGCTATGTGACGGATGGGTTAAACATGACGATGACCTATACATTTGCCTTCACGCCGACTGCTATCGAACTTGCGATCCTGCAGCAATCGAATGTGCTGCCGACACCGGCCGGGGTCGTTGCTACGCTCGTCTACCCGTAGCGCCGTCTCTGACGTACTTAGCGGGCGTGCGAGGCTGTGAAATAAACGCTTCTCAAAGAGGGGCCAACTCATGAATCGCCTGATCTCGGTATTCGCCGCGCTGGCGATGCTCGCCACTCCAGCGCTCGCGATCGACGAGTCTGCCGTCCCACCGAAATTCTCCATTCCGTGGGGCAATAACGCCGGCGCTGCCTATATCCGATCGATCCCGACTGCATCACAAATCGGCATCCAAAATTGTGCGGCGTCGCTCACCGACGGCTTTCCGCCTCTGAGTTTCCAGGCCTCCGCATCAGGCGGTTGCCCGCCGTTCGGCCAGGACTTCAATGGCATCCTCAAACAGGTCACACAATGGGGCCAGTGGCAGGCCGCAGGTGGCCCGCTTGTTTTCGATAATACATTCGCCGCGAATATTGGCGGTTATCCGAGACAAGGAACGCTATCGAATGCGACGACGCCGGGATGCTGGTGGGTCTCGCAGATCGATAACAATCTCGGCAATCCGGACGCCGGCGCGCTGAATTGGCTCAATACGTGCGCACTCGGCGGCGTGCTCTCGGGCACGCCATACAATGCGAGCATCGTTGCCAGCGGCGTCACGCCGAGCGCCTATGTGGCGCCGACCATCACGGTTGGTGCAGACGGACGTCTCATCGCCGCGTCTGGTATCGCCTCGAGTTTCATGCCGTCGAATGTGTCGATTTCGGCAACGGTCGCATCGAACAATCTCACCATTGCGCTCACCCAAACGAATGGCGCAGCGATCGGGTCGATTCCCTATTCGGCGAACGGAGCGCAGCTCGGTCTGCCGCTTGCGTCGACGTCGAGTTTTACGGTCCCCAGTGGCAATACGATGGGCTGCGTCAGCGGCCAGGCCTGCCGCCTATGGGTGATCGCCGGCGCACAGAGCGCGAGCATATTCACGTGCGCCTACAATGCGACGAGCGGCACGACCGTCGTGCCCTTGATCGAGGGCCATTCCTATGTATCCGGTAGCGGTTCGGGCGGCGGCTCGTCGGCGCAAACGCTTTATTGCAATTCGAGCAGTATCACCGCGGCCGTTCGGTACATCGGCTATATTGAAATCGTTCAGACGTCGGGTCTGTGGTCGGCGAATCCGAACTTCGTAATGATCACGGGCCCGAGCGGCCCGAAGCCCGCCGATGTCGTGCGGCATCAGTACGGGCAGTTTGGCGCCACCACTGCGATTTCCAATGGAAGCTACATAGCGACCGCGACGTCGGTCGCATTGTTTCCCAGCAGCGCCGCAAATCTGATCCGCATTTCAGTAAGCGGCTCGATCAGTGCGATCTACAACGGCACGTCGAACGGCCTTGAAGTGCAGATCCAGTTGCGGCGCAATACCTCGACGCAGGTCGGCATCACGTGGCCCGTCATCGGGCCGCCCTGCACCGGCTGCGCTAGCCAGAGCATCGGCTGGCAAATCGGCATCCCACTGATCTACGATTCACCGGCCACCACGGCTCTGACCACGTACACGGTTTATGTTCAGGGCACCACGCTCGGTAGCGGAACATGGGAACCCAGTACTCTCACTCTTGAGGAGATCATGGGATGATGCGCCGCCTCGCGCTCGCCGCGCTCGCGCTCGTGCTGTGGTGCTCGGGCGCGCTGGCGCAATCGTCCTGCACCATCGGTGGCATCAACATTTTCGCGCCCGGGGTCATTCCAACGCCGGGTCAGTGGGCGCAATGCTTAGAGTCCAAGCAGGACTTTCTCGGATCATCCGCGCTTGCCGTAACCAACGTCTTTGGCACCGCGCCGATCACGGTCAATGTCGCCGGGACGATTGTCACAATCGGGATCTCAAACGGCGTGAGCGTCGTCAATCCCGGCACTGGTACGCTTGAGACGGTGTTTCCGATTCAGACGGTAGCGGGCGCAAGCAAGACCTTCGCGACCGCCGACCTGTTCAAGGAAACCCGCCGGTCGAATTCCGGGTCGGCGATGACCGATACCTTTCCGGCTGCGACTGTCACCGGCATAGTGTCCGGCACGCGGATCACCGTCACGAACGTGGATGCGACTGCGACCGATACAATCACGGCCGGTTCTGGCACTACGATCTCCGGCAATGCCACCTATGCGGTTGGGCCCGGGCGCGCGGTGCAGTTCGCGTATGATCTGGCTAATACGGAGTGGCGCCCAACACTCAACACCGGCGATGCGCTGCTCGGGCCGAACAATCTCAATGACGTTTCTAATCGCGCAACGGCGCTCGCCAACTTGATGCCGACGCCAACGCGCGCCGGCGATATCGTGTATTGGAATGGCTCGAACTGGGTCACGCTCGCTGGCAATAATTCCGGTACCCAGTGCCTCGTCGAGAACTCTTCTGGGTCCCCGACTTGGACGAACTGCGGGCCAGCCGGTTCATCTGGGCAAGTGCAGACCAACTCTGGCAGTGGGTCTTTTGCAGCGCTTACCAACACGCAGCTTACAGCGCTCATCAATGTTGCCACCGCGAGCCTGTCTGGCGCCCTTCCGGCATGGCCAAACACCACTACAACGTATTTTCGTGGCGACGGTACGTATCAAACACTGAACCCAACTGCGGTCGGCGCGCTCGCAATTTCCAACAATCTCAGCGATGTCGCCAGCAAGACGACCGCTCAGAACAACCTGTTTCCATCGCCAACCCGGGCCGGCGATATCGTGTATTGGAATGGCTCGAACTGGGTCACGCTCGCTGGCAATAATTCCGGTACCCAGTGCCTCGTCGAGAACTCTTCTGGGTCCCCGACTTGGACGAACTGCGGTTGGGCGATCAATGCGGTGCAAACCTATGGGGCGGTCGGCGACGACAACACCGACAACACGGCGGCGATGACATCCGCCATCAATCAGGTCAATTCCGTCGGTGGATTTGTAGCGTGGCCGGAAGGCTCATATCGTTACAACTGCGCGAGCACTCCAGCCATCACGGCGACGGGTGGCGGATTTATCGGCGTCGGATCAGGCTCGGCCTATACGTCGCAGAACACTGGACCATCGGGCGCGGCTCACGGCACGATTTTCCGCTGCACGAGCGCCACCGCCAATTCGCTGACGACGGGCGGATCAATCGGTTTTGCGATTCGCGATATTGGCTTTTGGCCGGTACCGTTTAAAACCGGCGGCTTTGAAATACAGGATGGCGGAACCAACACGATAATAGATAACGTTAGCTGCTCGTACGTCAACGGATGTATTTTCTTTGGCGGCGGGTCAAATGGAAGCTCGGCCCGTCACACGCGATGTTTCGGTGTTTTCGGATCGACCGGATGCGTGATGACGCAAGGGTCTTCATCCGCAATCGCCAACTGGGCGCAAGGCATTCTGGTCGACGACATTATCGCATATAATCCTTGGCCTGTTTCTGAACCCGGCCAAACGGCATCTATCAATGCAAGCTGGACGGCAGGCGCGACCTACGCGACAGGCGCGATCGTCATAAACGGCAATTATGTCTTTCAGGCGATCACCGGCGGTGTTGCGGCTGCAAGCGGAGGAGGTCCGGTTCCTCCATCATATAGTTTTGCCGGCGCCCCAACGACGACCGGAATTACGGACAATACCGTCGTCTGGCATATGACAGAGGCGGCGCAGGCCGGGGCCGTGAATGTAGATTCGAACTCCGTTAACATCACGATCAGCAATGCGCAATTGCTGACGTTTTTTTGGGGCCTCATAGTTGAAAATACGCTATCGTCAAGTCAATACCCTCAGGATGTAACCATTTCACTGTACTTGGTAGACAGCACGTTAGGCGACAGCATTTTCGCTCCCGCCGGCTCGCGGCTTAGCATACTTGACGGTCGCATGCACGAATCCGCTATTGGGCGTGGATTCACCGGTGGAGCGGGCTTCACTGGCGGACTGCTCATCCGCGGCAATCACGTTTGGAAAGCGGCGCTTAATGGCATCCAGTTGCCGCCGATTACAAATTGTATTTGCACCGTGGTCGACAACGTGATTGCGGGTAATGGCGCCAAAACGTCAAATACCTATGCCGGTATTCTTATCGGGTCATCGACAACCAAAGTCACGGCGCGTGGAAATACGATAGGCCCGGACGCGGCGGGCGGCGGTACGCAGTCGTATGGCATGACGATAGATGCCGGCAGCGACAGCCTTGAGATTGATCACAACAACCTGTGCGGCAACGGCACGGGTGGGATGTTGAACGGTGCGACGACAGTGAACAGCGTCATCGTCGACAATCTTTGTTATAACCCGGTTGGTGTCACGGCAGCCGCAAATGTCGGCACATCGCCAGCTACGATCACGAACGGCGCGACGCCGGCGACGCATTACCTCAATCAATCAGCCACCAATACTGCAACCGTCGCCAAAGGCGGCCGCGCCGTCGCGACGCTCGCGGGCTCGTCAACCTATTACCCAATCCAGCTCGGCCCGAACGAGAGCTACACGGTGACGTGGAGCACGACGCAGCCGACTTACACCGCTGACGTGCATCTGCGCGACGACGCGTTTGCCGCGCGAATGCTCGATGTGGCGAACGATAACGAGGAAATTTTCTACAAGGCCGCGCGGCGGTCAAATGGACGGTGACGGGATGGCCGCGCTTCTGAACCGCATCTGGGCCGCCGTCACAATCGGGCTCATCGTCTGCATTTCTTTGAGCCGGACGCTGACCACACACCACATTGAAGAGGAAACGCAAAAATGAAGGTTTTAACACTATGCGCCGCGCTCATCCTCTCAGCATTGACGCCGATGGCGGCTATGCGCCACCGCAGCCGCCTCCGGGGGAGTTGCCACCGCGGCCGCCGGGCGTCAACATGCCTCCCCGTCCAGTCTTACAGAGGTAGAATTCCCATGAAACGCTTTTTGATTGCGGTCGCGCTCGCGACCGCGCCCTCCGTCGCCTTTGCGCAGCAGCAGGCTCCGCAGCAGGTGCCGCCGCCAGATCCAGAGATCCTGCAGTATTCGATCAATGCGGTCCGCGACCAGCGCAATCGGGCGTTTGACGAGGCCGCCGGTGCTGAGGCTGCGCTTGCCAAGGTGCAGTCGGTCAACAACCAGCTCCAGACAATGATCGCCAATTCAAAGAAAGAGGCCGCCGATGCTGGCAGCCGCGCCAAGACGGCCGAGGATCGCGCCACGAAGGCTGAGACCGCGCTCGCGGCCGCGCTGGACCGCGCCACCAAGGCCGAGAGCGCGGTCTCGGCCGCGCCAGCGCCCGCCAAGGAAGGAAGGGAGCCATGATCCTGCCGGGCTATTCGGCGATTTTTCATCGCTTGCGCATCATCGGCGCGACAATCTTTGCGTCTGCGACCATCCTTGCCTCGGCGGGAATCTGCTATTCTCTCCCGTGAAGGGGGAGTAAATCATGCGAAAGGTTTGCCTTCTGGCGGCCGCAGCTTCAATGCTGGCGGCCGTTTTCGTTTCCGGCGCCGCCGCGCGCGATGATGGGCGCTACGCCCAAAGCCCGCTGAAAGAGTGGTTCGATAGCCTGTCGAGTAGCAGAGGCTATTGCTGTTCGGAGGCCGACGGCCGTGAAACCGAATACGACATTCGCGGTGACAAATTCTGGGTGCCCGTCGACGGCGTGTGGCAAGAAGTGCCGGACGATGCGCTCATAACCAGCCCGAACCGGCTGGGGCGGCCGATGCTTTGGCTCGACGGTTCGCACAATATTCGCTGCTTCATTCCAGGATCCGGGCTGTGACTCGCGCGCGGCGCCCGTGGTGGCGTCGCCCGCGCGTTTTTGCCGACTCCATCCTGATGGCCGTCATTTTGCTGGTGTTCGCGATGACGGCCTATGTTATATGCGCGGCCATCATCGATTACATTTTCGCGAGGCCATAACATGACCAACAGACCATACTGCATCGACATCTATCAAGGCGACGACGTTCTCGACGCACCCGGACAGGTGGACGCCGGTTTCGTCAAGGCGAAGGCCTACGGCATCGCGTTTCTCGATCATAAGGCCAGTCAGGGTACCGGCATGGTGGACAGCCGGTGTGCGCTCCGTCGCTCGAAATGGATGGACGGAGAGCCGATCCCCGTGACCGACATTGACGGCACGGTGCTGCAACTCAAACCGCGCTGGGGCTTCTACCACTACAACGGTGGCGCATCGGCTGCGTCTGAGGCCGCGCATTTCCTCGCCGTCGTCAAGCCGATGTTCGAGAAGGGTGATGATCTTTGTCTCGACTGGGAGGACATCGGCGCGTCCGGCACGCAAATGTCGGCAGAATGGGCAGACGATTTCTGCAAGGACGTCGAGGATTGGTCCGGTTTCCCAATGAAGGTGTACGGTGGCGACGCTCCCCGTGAACAGCTTCTCCGGGCTTCTACCGCGATCCTCGAGCGCTTCGCCGCGCGCCGCTTCTGGTTCTGTCAGTACGGCGCATTCAATACCGCGCTAGTACCGCTGCCATGGAAGGGCAAGCCGACCGGCGTCTTCCAGTGGCAGGACGATGGCGATCAATACGGCCCGGGACCGCACACCATCCCCGGTGTCGAACGCTATTGTGACAACTCCACGGTCGTCGGTGCCATGACGGTAGCGAAGATGAATGCGCTATGGGGCGGCGGCTCGGCATGAATGATCCGGCCGACTGGCCTGCGCTAGAAGCGGCAATCAACAAGGCTTTTGACGCTTACGTCGAGTGCCTTTTTGATGTGATGGTTTCCGGCATGATCACTGGCCTTGAGGCAGACGCTCGCAGGCGATTCGCCAGCGGCCTCGAGAAGGCCATAGAAGCCAAGCGACTCGCCATGAGCGTGGTCGATGAAAGGGCCAAGCAATGAAGGTCATCCGCCACCCGATCACGGGCCAACCATTTTGCATGGGGCGCACCCGGCCGGCTATGCGGCCGCAACTTCGTTTCGCGCGATATCTGGATGTGGTGGATCTTCCGGCATCGCCCGTCGCTGTTGATTACGCTTCGAAGGCCACGACGATCCTTTTCCAGATTCTGGGCAACGATCAGTATGGCGATTGCACGGTTGCGGGTGCCTTTCACGTCCATGGCACGATTCTCGCCAATGCTGGCGAGCCGCCCGACCCTGACCTGAGCGCCGCCAATGCCACGAACCTTTACCTGCAACTCACTGGTGGCAAGGATATCGGCCTTGACGAGCAGACCGTACTCAATCACTGGCAGAAGGATGGCCTGTTGCCCGGCGGCACGCGCAAGATCGCTGGATGGATGGCGGTCGATGCAACAAACAAGGCGCACTGCCAACTAGCGGCATGGCTCTTTGAAAACCTGTATTTCGGCGTCGAGTTGCCCGACGCTTGGATCAATCCGATGCCGAGCGCATCCGGATTTCTGTGGGACGTTGCCGGTGCGCCTGATCCCGATAACGGCCATTGCTTCGTCGCACCCGGCTATGATGCCGCAGGTCCGAAATGCGCCACTTGGGGCATGGTCGGGAATGTTTCCTGGGAGGCTGTGGCGAAGTATGCGGTCGACAGCGCCAGCGGCGAACTCTACACGGTCATCAGCGCGGATGGCATTGCCAAGGCCACCGCGCGCTGCCCAGCTGGCGTCGATTGGGCAGGCCTTGTGGCGGACTTTGCCGCGCTCGGCGGCACCGCGACCGCGTAGGAAGGAATATTCACAATGGCAAAAGCACTCGAGACACTCGCGGCCGAGGTGGCGACATCAGAATCGGCCTTCGGCATCGACTGGCCGACATTCAAGGCCGGCTTTGCGGAGCTCGTCGCGCGCATCGAGACGGTAGAGGCCGAATTGCAACAGTTGAAGCAAAACGTGGCGGCTGCTCAGAAGGGGCAGTGACGCACCGATCGATTTCAGATAAGGCGATGGTTGCTGACCTTTGAGGGGGAGCAACCACCATGAAGTTTGACTGGATTCTCATTGTCGCCTGCATCACTACGATTTTGCAGGCGGTAGCATCTGGCACCATTCACCTCACGGATATGGTGCCTGACCAGTACCTCAAGAAGATCACCGCCTGGGCCGGGTTCTTCGCCTTCTGCAACTCCACGTTCTTAACGGTCGTCGTCGGCATCAAGACGAACGCAGCGACAGCCATGGGAGAAACCATCATGCGATATGCATCCGCCGCATTGCGGCTCATCATCGTCTTGCTACTCGCCGTCTTCGTGTTCCTCGCGCCCGCCGCGCGCGCGGCCGACATGCCGCTCGCCGTGCCGGATACGCCGGTTTACACGAAGGCGGTGCCGAAGCGCCTGACGCTCGCGTCGACGCCGTGCACCGTCCTATCGTGCAGCGGCTTCTATGGCGGCGTGACGGTCCTCGGCAGCGGATCGAATCTCGACATCATCGGCGGCGGCATCAACAATTCGGTGCTCGCCGGTGGCGCCACCGCAGGCGTCGATGCCGGCTATCAGCTTTGGAATGGCCAGTGGTTCGCCGACATCGAAGCATTCATCGGCTATACGCTAAACGCCAACAACAATCAGGTGACCGCGCCAGCGAATGCGAACCACTGGGCGGCCTACCAAGTGGTCGACGTCGGCTATGGCCTGTCGAATCTGTTCGGCACCAACGGCAATGCGCCATCGCCCTCGCAGGGACCAGTGACAATTCCGACCGCGCTCGCTTCGACGCTGATCTCGCCGTTCATCAGTTTCGGTGCGTGCGAGCGGCCATGGGGAACAGCATGGTGCACCGGCGCCGGCGCCGCCTTCGTGCTCGCGCCGCAATGGGAACTCAAGATCCGCTATCTGTATGCCAACTATTCGAACGCTCAGGTAAACCTGAACACGACGCAGCAGTCCGACAATTACGTGGGCGTCTCGGCCAATTATAAATTCTGACGCGAACTCCCTGCGCGTCAGCGACAGACTTTCTAAATCAAGGGCGGCGTGGCCTATTGCAGGCCAAGGCCGCCCTTTCTACGTCTTGGCAAGGACACCGGCCGACGCGAGAAAGGCCGCGCCAATGCTCCGACAACTGATGGTGGAGTTGGGCGTCGACCCTAAGTCGTTGTTCTGGAGCTTCTTCGGATCGATTGCGGCGATCTATTTCATTCCCGCGCCGCGGACGCCTAGTGCGGCGTTCTGGACGGTCGTCGTCGGCACGATCTTCGGAACCAGTTTCACGCCGCTCGCGTCTAACCTATGGTCGATCGCCGAAACTTACGCCAATGGCATCGCCACGCTGATAGGGTTCCTCGGAATGCCAGCGGGCCAGGCCATTCGAGTCGGGTTCCGCAAGTGGAAACCTTCATTCCCGGAGCGAAAATCATGACCGAACTCGATCTCGAGCACGCGCACATCGTAAACGACTTCATCAATGCGGTCGGCTTCTTCGGCGGACTGCTCGCCGCTGGATTGGCGATCTATACATTGCTCGGCTGGATCGGCGCACCGACGGATGGGCCGCACATACGGCTTGCGCGCAGTCTGGTCTTTGCTCTGATCGCCATTGGCTTCATGGGTCTTTTCGCGTTTCCTGATGCAGGCTTTTCGATCAACTTACCGCTCGCGGTGCTGGTGATCGGCGTCGTCGGGCAGATGTTAATCACGGCATGGTCGGCTTGGTGGAATCACCGACGCAGCGCAGCGCCACGCGCACCATTCATGTGGGGACACTGGCGCTGATTTCGAATAATGGCCACCGCTACCGCTCTGCCTCGGGCCGACCGATAACGCGCCCCGATTGGAGGCGATGCGCGCTACCATGTACCGCCGGGGGCTGAGGTCAACCCTGGGGGCTAACGGGCGGCCCGGCGATGCACCTCTTATCGTTTCTTGCCTCTCAGCTTGCGTTTGACGCGGCGACTTATCGCCTCATCTGGCTCAGTCGCCTTCGCATCGTCAGGGGCACCGGATAGTTGTCGGGCTAATTGGTTCGGCCGGACTTCGCGCATCGCGCGGAGCGCGTCGGCCTTGGGTGTCGGATCTTTGCTCACAGGCTTGGCTCCCGGCTGGCGACGACTCGACGGATCGTCGGCGACCAGCGCTGGGCGGCAGTCATGGCCTCGCTGCCCTTCGGCGGTAGAGTTCGGCGCCGGCGGTATGGCGAATGTCTTCGTCAAATTTATCGCCTTGGTCCAGAACCCATTGAAGGTAATCGTCAGGAATCGTGTCGACCGATTTGCCTTGATGCTTGCCAAAGTGAAAGCGCCGCAGATAGGCCGGCATGCGGCTAACCTCGATCATCTGCGCGAGCACCTCGTCGACTGTCGGATGCGATGGGTCAGCGAGCGCGCGCACGATCATGAGACGGAGGAGCGCGCCAGTCACCGTCACGTCGCCGGGCGCACGGTGCGGCTCCGGTACGCTGGCGAGGCGCAGCTTGAGCCAGTAGCGAAGCACCTGATTGGCGTGCGACGGCGCGTCGGGCCACATGCGCAGTGCGACCTTGCGCGTGCAGATAACCGGGATGATGTCGGTCGGCTGCTTGAACCATTGCAGATCGAACCGCGCGTGGTGGATGGCGATAGCGGCGAGCGGACCACGGAATATGTATCCTTGCATCGTATCGTCGAATGCCGGAGCCTCGAGCACGTCGTCATCAACAATGTGGTGGATGGCGCTCGCCTGCGGCGGGATCGACTTGCCGGGATTGCAAAGGCTCGACCACGATTCGCCGCGCGCGATGGTGCCGCCCTCGTCGATGACAAGATCGGTCGTAGCGACTTCGCAAACGCCGCCGTCTTCTGGCTTGAGGCCGCAGGTCTCAAGATCGATGCAGCGTACGATGCGTGGGGCGATGCTCACCGGGAAACCTCCGGGCGCCGTAGGGGCTGGTGACGGTCAAGAGGCTCATGACGGCTCCGCAGTGCGCAGTTCGCGCCTGCGGTCCAGTTCGTCCCGGCATGCAGTGCACATCAGTCCCCATGTGATCGGAGCGTCGCAGAGATTGCAGAGGCGGGAAGGAGCCCGGAATGGGGGGCCGTTCAAATGATCTTCGATGCGCTTCATGGTTAATGCCTTTCCGTGATCGCCCCAATGGCGGTGATGATGATGGCGGTCAGCATGGGTTACCCGATTGCTTCGATGCTGGCGGCGATGAACTCTGCCGCGATTTGCGGGACGATCGCGTTGCCGTAGGCGCGCAAGCGTCCCACTCGACCGGGTATCCTTGAAGCCAGCGGGAATGTGCCGGGTTCAACTGGCCGCGCTTTTCCGTCGGTGCAGGGGAGCCATTCGCAATCGCTCCAGGCGCTTGCCGCCCGAGAGGGGACGTTGGTGTCGCCCAGGCCGCCATTTGAGTGAGCGACGATCCGCTCATCGCCGATGTAATGGTGCCTCCCCGCTCGCCGTCCGTCGCGGACGGAGTCGTCCATGCCGCTGGCAGCGCTACAAGGGCCGCTGCCCGTGCCATATTCGCGCCGCAAGCATTCGCCGCTGCTGGCGTCGTCCAGGCTTTGAGCGACGAACCACAGTCGCTGTCGGATATGGGGCGCGCCGATGCCACAAGCCGGCAGTGCGGCCGCCCCCGTGGCGTAACCTTCGCCTTCCAAGTCAGCGCAAACAGCGTCGAGCCAGCCCTGTTCAATCGCTGCCGCAACCTGTTCGCCAAAGAGGATTGGAGGGCGGCACTCGCGGATGAGACGGAACCAATGCGGCCATAGGTGCCGGCGGTCGGCGCCACCTTGTCTTTTGCCTGCGGCCGAGAAGGGTTGGCAGGGGCAAGAGCCTGTCCAAACAGGTCGATCGTCGGGGATTCCTGCGAGCCTGCATGCAAGTGCCCAGCCCGCAATCCCGGCGAAGAAATGGCATTGGGCATAGCCTCGGAGATCGGCGGCGCGGACATCAACGATGCTGCGCTCATCAACGTCGCCGGGCGCGATGTGTCCGGCTGCGATGAGGTTGCGGAGCCATTGAGCGGCATATCGGTCGTTTTCATTGTAGTAGGCCGTCATCCCTTTGGCGCGCGCATGGGTCAGCGGCCCTCTGCCGTGTCGCGTGCTGGCGGGAATGTTACCTCGCAGCCTTCCCAGTGGAAGCTTTTGTGCGCCTCGGCCATGTCGGTGACAAAGAGACCGCGAGCCGTTTCAAGCACGTCCACTGACCACGCGCCGCCGCAGGCTTCGCCGGCACGCGACGCTAGCGAGAGCACGCGGCCAATGTCGTCCTCGCGACACAGGTTCTCGTAAACCGACTCGTTCGCGCCGCCCCTGATCAACGCCTCGCGGGGCCAATAGGGATGATGGCAGAGCACTTTTGGCCCATCCACGAACACCCGAAACTCGCGGCATACCGGCATGTCGCCGTAGGATGGACAGACGGTCAGCGGCTGGATCGGCAAAAACTCGCGAATGGCCCAGCGTTCATACGGGAGACCGATGATGGACGCGCACTCGCAATATTCGACGATCGCGATTATATGGCTTTCGACCTTTTCAGGATCGCCGACGAAACACGAGCGCTTCCAGGAATGCTTTGCGGACGTGTGATCGGTCCGAAGGAAGAATGGCGCGCCAAACTCGCTGGCTTCGCGCCTGATGGTTTGAGCAAAACGTTTCAGCCCAATGCTTCCGTCCGGGCCGTCTTTGCCATCGAATGCGGCGAAGATGTCCTCCAGAGCCGCAGACGTAATCTCCACGATCTTCGTGCGCGGCACCGGCAGGTCGGCGGCAGCGATCCGGGGAAACCAGTAGGATAGTGCTGTGCGGTCGCTCATGGCCTAGTCCGTGTCGCGTGCTGGCGGGGGAGGAAGGGGCTGCCAGTGGGTAACGGGAATATCAATGGGAGCGGCGCTTTCGCCCATATCCATCAACCAGTCCTCATTGCCCATGGTGTCCCAGCGGCCGAACACGATTTCGAGAATACGCGAGCCCGGCACGAACAACAGAACAAGCGTCCCATCCTTCGGCGCGCTCTCGATCGTCCGCCACTCCCGCTCGCGCTTCTCGGCTTCCAGTTCGGCGACGCGGGTGCGGAGGTGGGTGATTTCGTCGATGATTTCCTGGAAAATTGGCCCATACGTATAGGGGTCAAGATGATGTCGGACCAAGTAGTGCAATCGCTCAACGATGTCGCTCATGGCTTCTCAACGCTTGGTACGTGTCAGAAGGAACAACAAGAGAAAAACGAACAACGTGCCGAAAAAGGCTGCGGCTTTGCTGAGAGTCGGACAGGTCGCGCTATCGCTGTTGCTACAGAATGGGTCGATACCCGCCATGATAATGTCAGGGCCGCTCATGGCTTCTCTCCGAGGGCGGCACGGGCTCGATGCTGGATAGTTCTAATCGTATGGCCTAAGCTTTCGCTGTCGTTTACGGTCAAAAGCGACATCACGCGCCACTCGATCTCAACAAGCACCTCTCTCAGCCTCTCGACCTGCGCTCGCAGCGCGTCGCGTTCGACCTCGATCTTTTCGGTCTCATCATAGTCCGCTTCCATTTGTGTGTTCTGCTGCTGGATTTTCGCCAAGTCGGCTTCGTGCTTTGCCCGCAGCGCGTCGCGTTCGGCGAGAAGGGCGGGGGCGGCGGCAATCAGGCGGGCGTTAGCGATAGAATCGGGCGTTGGCTGACTGCCAGGAGAGCAATCGCAAATAACACCGCGTCCTGGACCCTGTGGTCCCCAAACGCAGTCGGCGTACTCAGGACCGTAAGTGTGCCTAATGCCGTTTTTAATGACTAGTTCGCCTCCGTTATCAAATTGCTGCCACGGACCCTGCGTGTGCCCGTCGAACTGCGCCCCCGCCACGGATGACGGGGGCGGCGTTTTATTCCCCAATCCCGGTTGGGTCGAGGTATCTTGCGATGCGGATATCCTGTCTCCGGGTCTATGCTGCATCACCTCCTCTCGGTTGGGTGCGTTGTCAGCGCGGGCGCGACGGGCGGCGAGAAGAGCGGCGCGGGCTTGCACTCGGTACTTTTCTCTAATCTCCGGAAAGGCGAAGTCATAAGCCGGAGGCGGGCGACTAACATTCGAATATGACGACGTATGTAGATCATAGAGGGCCTTCGCCGCCGCTTCGACTTCCGCCGGGGTTATGTCGTCGGTCATTGTGCGACCTTCGCCTGCGCGTCGGCGACCGCCTTGCGGCAGGCATCAAGTTCGGCGGTCGTCATGGCCTCGCCGAGCGCTGCGCGGATGTCCCGCTGCGGCGGCCCCTTGAACCACTCTTGGATGGCAGTCGGGCTGGCGCCCTCGATTGCGAGCCGCGCGACTTTCTCGCGGACATAGGCCAGATAGTCCTCGCCGGTTTTCTGCTCCGGATCGGGGAACTCGGTCGCCGAGCCCGGCTTCTTGCCGTCGCCCCCGGCCAGAGGAAGGCCGCCAGTGGCTTGAGCAGGCGGGGGGGCTGCGTGGGTAGCCCCCAGCGCATCGGACGCATGGGTGGCCTGTTTCTGGGCCGTGGTGCCCCCATTGCCACCAAGCGTAGTCTTGGCTGCTTGCGTGGCCGGTTCGCGCTGATGGTCCGCCGCTGGCTCGCCTTGGGGAATGGGGCGGTCGGCGGCGGTGGTTCCGGCAGCATCGGCGGGGGAAGCGGATGTGGCCGGTTTCGAACCTTCGACTTGGTGGGGATGGGCGCCCTGCTGCTCGCTGCCGTCGTCGCCGAGTGGATTGTCGACCCGGTCAAAGGCGCCCGATGTCATGAAGCGCGGGTCGAATAGTTCGTCGGCGGTGACGACTTCATCTTTCAGCTGCTCATACATGCCGCGCAGCATGACCATGTGGTCGAGCGTGATTTCCTTCTCGTCGCGAATGCCGAGCGCAGCGAAGATTTTCTGCGGCGTGACGCCGAAATTAGCGAAGGTGGCAATCATCTTGGCGCGCCGCTCGGGCAGCGTTGCCGTCGTTCCGCGGACGATGACCAGTGCTTCCTCGTAGATCGGGCGCCAAATCACGTCCGACACGCCTTTGAAGATCGCATTGCGCTGCGCGATCGACGTCGCCGCCTGGATCGTGACGGCGATCATGTCGTCGCTGTAAATAAGGCCATTCTTGCCGCTGATCCTGCGGGTGACTGTTGCCGATGACGTACGATTAGTCTGCAAGTCGCGGAACATGCCTTCGCAGACCACGACCTTATTCGTCCGATCAGTGTGCACCCACCAGCCGCGATCAATGCAGTTTCCCCAGGCCGTGGCGGTGATGGTGGCGAGGCCAATCGACGGGCCGATGATTGCCTTGTCTTTGCGCGGCAGCGCGTAGACGCACCGATTCGCGGACGCATCGGTGAACAGCGCCATCTGCCGGATTTGGTCCTGCACGACCGCCATGCGGCGCGGATGCCGCAAGGCATGTTCCATCGAGACGTCAAGCTCCATGCGCAGCACGCCAACGTCAAGAGCGGACTTGTGGAGCGCATCGAGCGGGCCCTCGATCTCCTGGCGGGCTGGGGCACGCACGCTGTTCGTGGGCTGGCGCTCCTGCTGCTGATCGTTGCCGGGCGCATTCGGGTGGTCGTTCATGGTCGGAATCCTCCAATCGGGTATCAGTCGGTCGGTTATTTGGCGCGCGGTTCAGGCACGGCGTCAACCGTGAAAATAGGACGTATTGACATATAGGTCGTACTGTCCTATATTGTCCATCGTCAGGTCGAGATGGACTTGAACCCCGCGCCTCGGGGCATCAGGGGCGAGGAACGAAAATGACCAATCATCCGAACCGCAGCGCTCGTCCGATCCGCAGCACTCCGCGCAATGCGTTTCCCGGCGATCCCGTACGGATCATGCAAGGCGCTCGTCGGGACACGGCATGCAACCTGTGGCCGCACGGAACCGAATTCAAGCCGCAGACCTACGGGGCAAACAACGTGCGAGGCCGAGTAGTGCAAGTCGTGTCAATTGGCGGGCGAGACGTCGAATTTCTGTGCGGAGAGATTGGCATCGCCTAAAATGACCGTTTCCGAATTCAACTCGATCCTCGCGCGCCTCGATCTTTCCCAGGTCGGGGCCGCGAAACTGCTGGGGGTTACAGATCGGCAGGCGCGTCGCTATGCGGCTGGCGATTCCGACATCCCGCAAGCAGCGGCCAAACTTCTGCGGCTGCTTGCGCGTGGCGCTCTGACGGTCGAGCAGATTCAGCGTGCCTGATCTCACAGCTCTTCGGTTCCCTTCCTAGGCAGTCATAGCTGCTGAAATACCCAAAGCGAAATCTAGATGTTCCAGGTCGGCTTTCTGCCCCGGTTGCTCGATCGTGTTTCGCTAGAGCGTCCGGACCGCTCGTCTGACAGCACGCGGGCAGTCGTCAGCGGACTTTCCCCGTCTCTCCGTGAGTGTTCGCATCGGGAATGGTTACCCTAGCGGCCGAATCGTTCCATCTAGACTTCGCTTTGGCTCCCTATTTGCTGGCGTCCAGTTCGTAACGAAACCGCCCGAGCGGCGTGAGTTCGAACAGCCCGCTCGCTTCCGCGATCTTGGTGTGGGTCGCGTAGCCTGCCTCCACGCATCGCTGGAGACAGCAAAGTGCGGCCGCTGAATTGCTCAAGGCTTCGGACCCACCATCGAGCTCTAACGTCACGACCATGCGACCCCCGCGCGCCGCTAGGCCCTTGAGGGCGACACGTTGGGCTTCGGTCAGCGGATCGTCCATGGCGGAAGCTCCTTCGCTAGAGACTAGCTTCCGCAATGATATCGGGCTGCTGGCTGCACCATTCGCACCATCGCATGTGGATTGGTAGCGGCACGTGATACTCCCACCATTCGAATTTCCATCCGGTCGTGGGGTCGCGGTTTTCGCGAGAGACGCGCTCGATCAAACCTCGATCGAGAAGCGCCTTGAGCGTTCGATCCGAGAGCGTTCGACCCGAGGCATACGGCGGTTGATTGATCGCGATGCGCTCAAATGTTGCGATCTGCGCCTTGGTCATGCCCTTGCACGGGTGATCGGTCATCGGTTGGCTCCTTACGTAGAGGCTGGATCGAGATAGTCGCCAAGCACAACGGTAACGATGTTGTTGCGATGTGCGACGATGAATGTGACGGCATCCTTGGTGTAGGCCACAGCGTCACCCTTCGCGCGGCAGATTGCATTATCACCATTCGCTTTTGCCTCAAGAGCTGTGTCGGCAATCTTTTTTCGCAGCGCATCCATGTCGAAGCCTTCAACCTTTTCGAGCCACCGCACGATGGCGTGATCGCTGACTTTTAGTTCCGGCTGTTCGCGTGAATGCAGGATAGCGGTAATCGCATCGGATTCGACGCGAAGTTTATTAACGGTGGCGCCATGCACCTGCATTAGACTGCCGAGGTCCGCGCGGCGAGCGGCCAGGATGCTGCTAGGCTTATCCGCGAGAAAAGAAAACTCCGCGATGTTCACCATCTTCGGCAGTCGCCCGTTGCTCCGCTTCTTGCTCATCGGACCGATGCCACTTTGACCAAAATGCGCCGCTTCGCCGAGACGGTATGCGTTGTTTTCATCACATGATAAATCGCGCCTTCGCCGCCTTCATTGTCGTTCCGGCAGCAATTTCTGGCGAAAACAATAGCCTCTTTCTCGGAAAAGAAAGTTTCCACTCTTGGGTCTTGCGTGGCGATGGCTTCGCCATCTTGCACGAGTAACACTAACCAGCGCTTTGTGCCGCCGTCATCGGCCTTTTGTTCTTCGGCCATTCTAAATGCTCCCTTCATGCTAATCCAGAAATCCTTCCGACACGTCTGCCGGACTGAGGCGTGGCGCCGCCGGCGCGGCACTTTCTAGCTGGCCAGACTTTTGCAACACGTCGCGGAAGTAATTTTCGAGACCAATGGGGCGCAAGCCTTCCGAGCGTGGAAGAAACTTAAGTGCGTCTTCAATCGCCCACTGCTCGACGGCCACGAAGCGCAGCCCCGACTTCGCCGCGTCAATGAGGTGTTCCTCGCGTTTGTTCATCGGGCTCTCCCTACGTAGAGGCTTCGTCTTTGCGTCGGCGCTTCTCGCCTTTGCCGCCCAGCATCCTTTGCACCTCTTCCAATTCGCAATAGGCATTGCGAGCGAAAATCGTTCGATCGTCGTCCTTGCCGAATACCGCCTCGATATCGCGGGTCAGCAGAATGACCTTGTCGAGAAGCGCGAGCGCTCTTTTTTGGAGTTTCGCCTGCGACCTCGGCATTGCGGCGACTGCTCCCTAGATGCGATTCGTTAAGTGGTCCAATGATCGCCGAGCGTCGGCGATGGCATTGATTCTATGCGTCCATCGGAGATCGCTGGTCGGGGCAACTCCTGCCACGCGACGACCTTGGCAGTCTCTAACACGCCATTATTTACCCACGCATTGCCAAATGAATTCCACGCGCGAATGCCGACCCAGACCATACCGCCGGGTTCTTTGAGCGTGACGAGTTTTCGGCAATCCCCTTCACCGCGCGGGGGGTCGAAATTCCAGCCCGTCATTAGTTCCTCCTTATCGGGTTACTCTGTCGGCGCGGCACTTTGAACGAATGCGCCGCGCATCTTCGTTGTCGCCGTAGTCACAATCCTTGCACCGGCTGCATACGTTGACCGGAACCGAACATCCGCACCAATCGCCACAGCCGGCATTGCATCCGCCAATGGATTGCCAGTCGTGGCCGCGCTCGCAGCCGACAAAGAGGAAATCGCGTGGCATCAGATGCTCCTTCGCTGTTACGCCCTCACGTCCCTTGTCGGCGTCGTCCGCACGATGCCGATAAAGAGACGCGCGAAGCTGATTCCGAACCACCACCGGATCGGATGCTCGAAATAGCACTCCTGCTTTTGCTCGCCCCACGTGATCGTCCCACGATGAAAGCGGAAGCAACCGTCATGGTGAGGTGGCCCGTAATGCAGGTTCAAAACTGGCTCCTTCGCTGTTTCAGCCCTGAGTGTAATAGATGCCTTCCTCGCGGCGAGCTTCGCCATAGGTGCGACAGCAGTGCGGACATGTCTTGGCGTCGGTATCCATGTCGCGGCAGATTTCGTCGGCCAACTCTCTCGTCGCCACGAGCGAGCCGCAGAGCGCACAGACTTTGTAGATTTCCGCATCATCGGGAACGGCTGCGCGCAACGCCATAATGGCTCCTTACGCGGTTTCGGATTCTGTCGGAACGGTTTCGGTGCGTTCCAAATCCCATCCCAAATTCGTAGCGGCCGAATTGAGTACGAGCTTCGCATGCGGATCGTTCATTTCCTCGGCGCGCTTATGCAGCCAAGTGATTGCGAAGCGGATGCCGTCGCGTCTGCCGAGCTTGCGTTCGTGCGAGGCCATGGACTGCCCTCCCTAGATACCAATGGTCATGCGCTGAAACCATTCCGTGTTGGTATCGGCGCAGTATTTTCTGAACTGTTCTTCGCTCATGCCGTCAATGTCGAGACATTCGACCGTTTCACCGTCGATTTTTTTTTCGATTACATCGACGCCATAAGCCTTGCGTGGTAATTTAATTACATCAGCCATATTTGGCTCCTTCGCTGTTGACTACGTATTCGCGAATATCTCGAGCTGCGGGCGATAACTTTCCCAGGCACGAGTAACCGCGCCGCTGCCAGGAAAGAGATCGACCATTTCGTCGCTTCGTTCCGCTCCTACAACCTCAAAAGCCCAATGGCACACGTCAGCAGGCTTAGCGCCCGTAAATCCTCGGCGCATGGTCATTGGCGCCTCGATCCAATCACGCTGCACAAAGCTTCCGGTGTAGTTTTCGGCCATGCGGCGCATTGGCTTGAAGATGATGGGTTCCCATGCATAGGCTGGGCGTACCCCTTTTTTGAAAGCCGCGAATGATTTCACCCATGCACCCCACCGCACGCCCTCGATCTGACCGACCATCGCTGCAATGATTGGAATGGCAACGCTGCTCGTGTGTAAAATCCAGCCGTCAAAATCTGCCTCAAGCTGTGCTATGAGTTTGGCATGATCGACCTCCCCGGCAAAATCCGGGTGATCCTTGTACAAATGTGCAAGGCCAGGATAAGGGGGATCAGCATATCCAAGTTTCAAGGACCGCTCCTCACCTAGAAAGCCTGATACGATTGTTTTTTCGAAGATCGCGATGAAAGTCTTTCTCACGATACGTCTTCGCTTCACGAATGAGACCGATGCAGTAAGGACAGTTGATCCGCCAGCCAATACCGACTGCGGTAGTCTTCTGTCCGACCTTGCTATCGTTGCCATCCATGCCACAGAGCGTCGCGTAATTGCCGTTGACGCCTTCCGCATGCACCTCAATTTTGCCGTCCTGCTCGATTGCGACGTACCGCATGTCACACGCTCCTTATCGGGTTTGCAAAGCCTGTGCAGCCTCATCGGTTATGCAATGGCAGCAAACATCTTGACCCTTGTGTCTGGTCGCAGTGCCTTCGCGCTTTGTCACGCGACGAACATCGGCCGGAGATTTGGTGCTCCCGTCGATCGTGCGCCCACACCTGTCGCACACGAGATTGTAGTCGATCACGGGCTTGGCTCCTTAGGTGAGAACTACGCGGCCAGCGCCGCCGGAAACGCTTTGTGCTCGCGACCGTCGAGTGCGCAGCCATTCGCTTTCGGTCGCACGCCGCCCCATTGCTTGAAGTGAAAGGCCACGCCGTTGCGCGCGCATTGGTCGCGAAGGCTGCGCACCCAGTCGGCCGGCGTGTTGCGATGGTGCGGGCCACTCTCGCCGCCAGCGATGATCCAGTCCGGCTTGGCCTCGCCAATGTCGATCGGACCAAGCAGCGGTTCGGCTGACACCCCGTGCCATGCCGCCGGCGTTGCGGCGAGCTTACGATAGTCGCGATCCCATTCCTCTGGGGTAGCAAGCGTTGCCATCAGGCCGGCGTGCGGATAGGGCCAGTCCGGCGGCAGCATCTTCACGGCGTTGCCGATGCGCTTGGTCAGCAGCATCCAGCGGAGATTCGGCGTTGCGCGGATGAGCGCCCACAGGTCATCCCGCCACGCCTGATCGACCTCGTTGTCGAACACGTCGGCCAGCGACGCGCAGAACACGCGCGGCCGATATCCGGTGATCGCAGCGTTGCGGTTCCACTTGAGCGGGTCGCCCCAAGTCTTGGTGCGGCGCCGGGGAACGCCGTGCCCCCATCCAGGCACCCAGCCGCGTCGAGTATTGTCGCGCTCCGCATAGCAAAATTCGCAGGCACCACGCGGGCCGCGTGCTACCTTGGTGCAGCCGATCCACGGATTGAATGTCGCGTCGGCCCAAGAAATTGCGGTTTGTTCGGCCATTCTAAATGCTCCCCCGCTGTTAACGCTTCAAATCGTCATCAGTGATGCGAAGGCCGGCGTCAGCATCGAGTAGGCCGTCGATCGCCTTCGTTCTCGCATTGCATCGCTTGACCATCCGGTCGCCCTTTTTCCAGGCATGATCGGCGCGCTCAAGCGCAACGCGATCCTCGTGTTCGAGGTGGGGAAAGAGGTTCGGCGTTTCCAGCTGTCGCCTCAACCGGCTTTTTTCCGCTGAGGCGGCAGCCTTGATCACACCACCAAACATCGCTTCGCCAGCGCCGCGCTCACACCATTCGCGGAAGTCGTCCCACATCTTTTTCGGGTCGGTCACGTCTGGCTCTCCTTATCGGGTTCGCTTCTTCACGTAGGCCTCACGGCCGCCGGGAAGCCGATTGTTGATCAGGCTTGTCGAGATGTCGCACAACTCAGCAACTTTGGCTGTGCTGTACTTCCATTCGCCGTGGCGATCTTTCGCCGTCCAAAACTTGATGACCTGGGCGCGCTTCTCATCGGTGAACAGCAATTTCTGCCCGATCTGCACGCCGCGCTTGCGGGCCTCGGCCATGCCGGCGATCGTCCGCTCGACCGTCAACTGCCGCTCGAATTCCGCCATCGCGGCGACAACGTGCATGATCAGACGGCCGACTGCGGTCACCGTGTCGAAATTCTCGGTCAAGCTTTTGAACTTTGCGCCGGCTTCTTCGATGTCCTGGAGGCGAGTCAAGAGGTCGCGGATAGAGCGTGCCAAACGATCGAGGCGCCATACCACCAGCGTATCGCCGGGACGCAAATCGCGAATCAGGCGGTCGAGTTCGACGCGCTTTCGCGACGTGGCGCCGAGCTTTTCCTGATAGATCACATAGCATCCGGCGTTCTTGAGCGCATCGATCTGCAAATCAAGGCGCTGCTCGTCCGTCGAGACGCGGGCGTAGCCGATCAGTTCGCCCTTAACGGACTCGGATGATTGGGGAATTCGTTTCATCAGCAGTCAATATAGTCGGGAATGGATTTTTCGTCAACAGAAAAGGGGTCATGGTAGTTGACAATTTATTCGGGATGTGCTATCATAGTTTTTATTCAATGGGAATACGAACCGCCAATGGCTAGGTTCTGGAAAACATTCAAACTCCCCGGCTGCGAGCGGTACGAGTTGCAAGCGCGGTGGGAGCATTTTGGCGACCCAAAAGGCCCGGGCGATCTTTTCGTCACTTGGGATTTGCCGGCAAATATGCCAGATGCAGACGAAGATCAAAAGCGGGCACTTAGGCTGTTTATGGATGCCGTAGCTGGTAGCTATGAATCGGCCAAAGAAGCTAATACGGCGTGGCAACACGCCATCGCTCACGTATAACAGCAAAGGCCGGCCAGATGGCGATAGAGGTCAGCGATTGGGTCGATGCCGGAAACCGCGAATATGTCAACGTCGTTGCCGATTCGGCGCAGCTTGGAAATTACAAGTCGCTTTGTGTGAGGCGGACTGATCGAGGATGGTCTTTTACCGTCAACGGCAAGCTTCGCGGCTTTCGAGAAACTAAAGCTCGCGCCCAATCTGACGCGATCAAATTTGCAAAAGCGAACTGAAACACCGGAGGCCCGAACGATCATGGCGTACCAGCAGCCACAAATCCCGGCGACGATTGCGAACCTTAAGGTCGCCCATTCGAAGCGCATTGGGCGGCGGCAGGCAAATTTTTTGTGTGCGATCGCTGAACGGGGCTCGTGGCATCAGTTCGCGGGCTGGACCTGGGGCGGCGTCGGCGCAACCGAGCGTTTGGCGATGACCTTGGTAAAACGAAAAATGCTCGTTGCCGAGCCTGTTGAATTTCCCAATCGCGGGACGATGGGAATCATTTACCGCATCACGCCGAGCGGGCGCGCAATGGCACGCCATCTCAGCGAAGCTGCTTAGCCTCACGAAAGGCCCGCATGCTCCACACCACATGCTACCGAGTCCATGCGAACGTACTGCGCGACGACGCGCCGCCCGGCTTGTGGGAGGACACGGCGGCCAAGTTGTTGCTGCTTGCTTCGGCGCAGATCGAGCGCATGCACCAAGAGCGTTTGGTTCTTGATCGGCGCATCCACAACCAACGGGTCGCGCTTCGTAAAACTTGGGAGATTGTCGAGAACCGCCCCAAGTGGCTCGGCAGCGATACGGCTCGCAGAATGTACTGCGATCTGTTGAAGCGTTACCGCATCGCCATCGGGCGCGACCCGATGACCGGCGCAAAGTCTACTTAAGGGGAGGATTTGGTGCCTCGCGATTTCCTCTTTTTAGGCTGCGAGCACGGCCTACCAGCGCAACGTGACGGGGCCAACTCCATCGAGCCCGAGCGCCCGGGCGCCGGCGGGCGTCAGGTCGATCACCCGACCGGCGATGAAGGGCCCGGCCAGATGCCCAGCATGACCAAGAAAAAAGCGGCGGCACGACGCAAGGTGCTGAACATCCTGCCACGCAAGATGCTGGAGGAATTTTCTCGGCATGATCGGCCGCACATGCAGACGAAACCGCAACTTATTGCATTGGCTCTCGCCAATTGGGATGAGGACGAAATTCGAGACGCGATCGACGTCATCTTGCTCGAGACTGCGGATAGGAGCGAGCCATGAGCCTCCAAGATCAATTAGACGAAGCGGAATGCGCCTTACAGGCAAGCATCGACGCCTGCCGTACGCATGGACACCAAGGTATCACCTGGGCATGTCTTGCAGCCGACAGCGCGCGCGTTAGAGAGTTGCGCGCGCAGATCGCAGCCCAGCCGAATTGAGGCCGCCACACGGCTCGCCGAAGTCATTGCCGCGATTGGCGGCTGATTCTCCTGAAAGGCCCGGACCCATGGCTAATCATCATCCTCGGCGCGCAATCGGAGCCGCACAGCGGCGCACCATTGAGGAGCGATTGCGGCGCCATGCCGACTTCATGCGCATATTTCAAGCGCAGGGCATGAGCCGCGATGACGCAAGCCGGAAGGCATTCCAGATGGTTAAAGCTGGTGCCAAACCACAGGACATGGATGATCCTCCTATCTGGCCGTGGCGCCGAAACAACCCCATTCTTTAGCAAAGGCCCGTCATGAATAAAACACCTGATATCTGCAAGGAAGCGTGGGAAAAATATGGCCGTCCATTGGCGGGCATCAGGGAAGGGGTGGCCTCATCTTTTCATGTTCTTTGCTCTTAATCATCTGATTAAGGCGATCAGTCAGTAGGGCGCGAGCCACGTCAGTTTCCTTCGGTCCCAAGATCGTATGCTTGGTTAGGTACCCAAGATAGGCATACAGAACCGGCGAAACTCTGAAATCTAGGGGCTTCGATTTGTCGTCGGCCACGGACGCCACCACGCGCTGGAATTTTGGGGAAGAAACTCCGCAAAATTCCTTGCGCCGCGACTGTACGTTCTGTGAAGACCATCGTCATGTGACGGGGAAACTGCTCTTCTGAGGGGAAGCCTTCATCGAAGAGCGGTCCCATCGAAGCGCCGCCTGATATGGACCTTTGCGATTGTGGCAAAGCGGCGCCGCAGGTCGCCAGCAGAGGTGGCCGAGAATACGGGCATTCGGTCGCGTGCCGTTCACTCGACATGAGCCACGCTCGGAAGTGGACCGAATGGATGCGGGGGCGCAGCTTCGGAAGCTAGGGTATAGCGTCGCCATTCAACTACGGCCGCTTCGGCACTCTGGGCAGGCGTGTTCCCACTCGCCGCGCTTGTTCTTGATCGCCCGCCAGCCTGCCGCCTTAGCGGCGTTCCACGATTCATTCCAGTCTCGCGGCTCCGAACCACGGCCGAGGCGTGGCGGCGTCCACACCTCGTCGCAGGTATCACAGGAAAATTCGATCCCGTCGCGGCAGGCCGACGAAGTCATCGGATCTCACTCTCTGCGGGCGTACCATTGCGGCATGGATTCAATGTCCAACTCGCCCGGCGCGTCGAGCAAGATCCACGGCTCTCCGGGCGCGAACCGCTGGCGGTGGTCGACGTAGGCGTCGATCGCTAGAGCGCGGTCGCGCATAGCGACTTGGTAAAGCGGATTGTTTTCGTCGGGCGTGATGATGCACGACCACGTGACCGGAGCCTCGGCGGCCTGGAAGAATACAAATTGGAAGGCGAAGGACTTCTCGGCGGTGACGCGTTGAATAAGCACACTATGAACGGTATCGGAATCATGAAGCGGGACCGGCGCGCCATCTGGATCGAATACGAGTCCGGATTTGACCAGCAGCGGGAGCGCCTTGCGCCCTTCAAGGTAATGTGCCGCCTGGATATCGTAGCGGTAATTGGCGATCGCCTCGCGGCAACCACGCCGGAACTCGATCCCCTTGAAGTTCGTAATCGACTTCAAGTCGCCGCAGCCGCGCGGCTTGAGGTAATCGATGCGCGCCTTGCATCGGACGACGTCGCCCGTGCCAGCGACGATGTGATCCCAGAAGATGCTCACCTCGCCGAGGCCGCCCTGAAAGGCAGTCTTGAGCGCCGGGTTCTTGGTGATGAAAGATGCTGCGATGACGACGCGATGATAGTCCTTCGCGGGCAGCAGAATCTTCCACGGTTCGTTCTTCGCGAGTTTCGCCTTTGCGGCCTTGGTTGCGGTGGCCTTGTCGCTCGGCGACATATCAGCGGTATGCACCGGGCCGCAGGCGTAAAGATTACCGAAGGCTGCTTCACCCTCGATCACCATCTTGTGGATCGCAGTGCCGCGGATGGTCGCCGGCGTGTCCTTGTCATTGTCTTCGTCGCGGTTTGGATTGAGCGAAGATGCCCACCAATAGTTAGCTGGCGAGAGCAAAAGGTTGCGCACGTCGCTTGATCCTAAGGCCGGATCATCATGATATTCGGCCTCATCAAGGCCGAGATAGACGCCCGGCGCGTGAACCTTCACGCCAGGCGCTGCGCCTGTCGTCGCATCCATTGCTTTGTCTCCTCGCTTGCATCGGTGAATAGACGAACTTGCCGACTGGTGAATCCAAGTCGCAACAAAAGCTGGCATGCACTCCCGAGGTCAACCGCAGCAACGATCTTTTCGCGCTCGCAGCGAGCAAGCGCCCGGATCATTTCGGTGACCACCGCCTTTTCTGCATCGCTGCCGGCGGCCCATGGCGTCGTCATTGCGGCGTCGCTTCGGGTTGGGCGAATGCCAGCCTGTCTCGCAGGATGCGCTCGACCGCATCATCGATCAATGGCGCGACTACGGCGAGCATTTGCTTGCGCTCCCAGGCCTCGGGCATGTTAGCTATCTCGTGCGCTGCCTGCATCATCAAGGCGCTCAAAATATCCTCGGCGGACGCGCCAGCGGCTTTGTAGGTTTTGACGGCTGCGGTAATCGCGCCGTTGAGCGACGTGCGGAACGCGACCTCGTGGGCAATGTCGTTCATGTGGATTTCTCCGCGCCCAAGGCCTTTCATGGTCATCATCTATCTCCCTGCTTGCGCCGCGCCCGGGAGGGGCGATTGGCGGGGTTGTGAATCATCGAGGCATTCGGCGCGCGCAAGCTTAGGGGAACTGCACGCATATCCGTCCCTATTGAAAGTGGGCGGAGGCCAAAGCGTGTTGCCGTCCGCGTCGCACGACACTGGCGGACAGAAACGCTCGCGGTTCAATTCGCAGGCGAGTCGTTTGCAGAGCGGTGGTGGTACATCTTGCACAACGCTTACGTGGCCGTTCGACGTAACCACCAGCAGCGTCGCCCAAATGATCGAAGCGTGTTTCATACCCCCCCCTCGATTAGCGCGGTGCGCCTCGGCGATTGATCGATGCTAGAAGCCATCGGCAAGTGGTCGAACACGCGCCTATTTTGGACGCTTGTATTATCTTATGTGTTTTTCGCAGAGGCTGTGAGTTGGATAACATCACAGACCTCGTTGTGCATAGTAGATGCCGAAAGCTACGGCGAATATTATTCCGAACACCGTGAATGCCCCAAGCCCCACGTCGTTCTTATTAAATCTCTGGCCAGCGTATTCGAAGCAGTTGGACATGAGTGGCTTCTCGCGATCGCCACAACTGTTATTGCCGGTTTCACGGCTACGCTTTGGTGGTCCACTCGCGGACTGCTTTTCGCCACCAGCGAAACGATCAAACTCGCCAGAGACGAATTTCTTTCTACCCATCGACCAAAAATCCGCATCAAGAGCGTTTTTTTGATGAACGAAATGATTGTTCATGGCGAACCGCTGATCATCCACGTCGTCTGCGTAAATAGTGGGGTTAGTAGTGCTACAATTGTCGATTTCGGAATTGAGTCTTTCATCGTCTGGAAAGATCGGTCTCTTCCGGCGGATAAAAGGCTCGAAATGGTTCGAGTTCATTTTGTGCTCGACTCTGGCATTAGCGTTCCGTTGCCAGACTATGAGCACCGCATTACGAATGACGAAGAGGTCCGGCTCAGACGTGGTGAAACCAATTTGTATTGTCTGGGCTGCGTACATTATCGTGATGACGCCAAGCGCCTCAGAACAACCCATTTCTGTCGAGTATTGACCTTTGATCCTCTCTCCGGCGCGAGTGGAGGCCACTTCGCTCCCACTAATAATCCCGACTACGAGTACCAGGATTGAAGCGGCCCGCGCCGCGGGCGCCCCCACGGCGCGCCACCTACCCTAGCACCACTCCCGGTGTTTGGTGC